TAGTTAATTTAGCTGGAGGTAGATACACTACTGAACAACATATTCATGTTTCTGGATTCCACGTTATTACTGGAGGGCTGGAACAAGATATCTCCTTGTTTGTTATCACGAAGACGCACAGAATAAGCGTCTTTGCCATTATGTCTTCCGATACGCCCCAATGCCTGCAACATCTTTTGTTGTGTCAACACTATATCTTTACCAAGATATCCATGTGAGAATTGGTAATTTGTTCCATAAATATAATCGCTTGATGCGATAATGAGATATAATCTTTGTTCTGACGCCATCCGTTTCATTACTTCCGTGTAAGATTGCGACGTGTGGTTCGTAAACACACCAATACCCATAAGAAGCAACACTTTCCAGGTATCGTTGACTCCCTCAATTGCCATAATTTCACATACGACATCATTAGATATGTTACTTGTAAATGCATTAGTTGTATCAGGATTACTAGCCCATCGGTCAATGTGTGCATTTTTGTTTGGAATAAAGACTTCGTTAAGTTCAGCGGGTTTGATCATACGATATGTGGCGCTAAGTTGGTCCTGTAGTGATTTTAAACTGGAAGATGTCGTTTCTAATCGGTCATCTTGGTCTGCAGTAGTGGTTTTTTGTTGCTTTTTCAAGTTACGACCTCCGTCACTCTTTTTTCCTCCCGAGCCAGAACTGGAACCGTAATTACTTCCCTTATCCTTGGACTCTGAAGAACTCGTCATATCTTCTACTTTAGCCTCTAGTTCCGAGATACGAACGCTAAGCTTATTATTATGTTCAATCTTTTCCATGATGGTCTGGATAACAGATGCTGGAATAAAGGACTGTTTCATATAGAACTTGGCGATTTTTTCTACATCTTCAGCAATGAATATGGTGGGACCACCAGTTAATGTTTCGGCATCTTTGGTGGTTATAAATACTCCAGGAGGGTCAGATACATTTTTATCTGCAGGAGGTTTTGGTAAATCGTCTACTGGAAATCGTATAGATGATTGTTTTGATATGGGTTCGCCAGCATTTAATACGGCTTTGGGGTGAAGTGGAAGGTCAGTAGAGGAAGACGTTGTTGTCCCTGGACCAATGCTTTTCACTTTTCTAATCCGGTTCCCCTTTGTATCTACGCTAGCATTTACCGTAAGAACTTGTTTTCTCGTCATTCTCAATGTAGACAATATGGCTCCCCAGAGACCAGGGGCAACGTTTTTCAAGAGGAATAGATAGTGCTCCTTAATTTTTATTGCGGAAATATCATCTAGTTCCGTGAAATGACGCTCAATCTGAAATCGTTGAGTAATGTAATTATTCTCTTCTAGAAGGGCAATAAAGTTGACGCATTCCGACAAGTCAATATAGCGAAGAAGAGTTTTGTTAGAAGAGCAATGGTTTGCGGCATTTAGCGCGACTTCGTAGTCTTCGCTATTCGTTACGAAGTGTGGTGTCACATTATATCCATTCTTGTCAATAATTGGAATAGATTTCTTTGCGTCGTGACTTTTGATAGACACGACATTGGTGTTGGGAAATTTTCCCATAAAATCTCCAATGGTTTCTCCAATTTCGTTTTCAGGTGGCAAAGTAGCGGAAGACAATACAATATTAGGAACGACATTTTCCTTCCACATTTTATGAATGTGTTCGTGAAGGGGATGTGATTCGTAATCCAAGGAGATAGTGGGTTCGTCCCAATACATAAGTAGATTGGGAACAGGATTGAAAGCGGTCATATAGTGCATAGCACAAAGATAAGATTTAATGTCGCATATCATTATCTCTACCTTATCTCCCACTGAATTATCCACCTTGGATATCTTTCCAGTGCGTGGATTGGTAGTGTAAACGCTGGCTGCAGAATAATGAAGACGAACGTCCGACGCGGTTTCACATCCAAATGCAAATGCAACTTTTCGTCCCATTGTAATTGCATTTTTGGCTAGAGCCAAGCCTACGTGTCTGGCTGCACACACGAATATAACTCGGTAATTACTTGTCAACGCAAGAGGAGTCAACGTCTTTCCCGTTCCGGTGGGCGCAGAATACAATACTAGAGTAGATTTTTTTGGCGTATTCAAATCCACGAGAGCTGCTGTGGCTTGTTCTATCTCTTCTTGTTGTCCATCAAATGTATCTTCGTCTTCGTCGTCGCTTGCAGTATAGGACTCCATAATCTCTTTGATACGTAGATAGTTTTCGCTGTTGTCTTTGTACTCAGGGTTACGCAAGGCACGAAAGATATCTTTTTGATGTGAGTACAGAGTGATGTCTTGATTAGAAGTGAGTTCGTGGTTTTTTTCAAGAACGTTAGGGGCGTCTAGGACCAACTGTCTCAATGTAACCTTTGATTCGTATTTTTGTAAGATACTCAATACGCAGTCGTTTACGTATTTGTTTACGTGTGGGACAGTGAGAGTGATAAACTTATATAGAGTAAAGTAGGAAACGTGGAATGGCTTATTTTTATGGGCTGACGTAACAATGCTTTTCGCGAGATCCAAGAGTTTGCTCTCAAATACGCCATATTTATGAAGATTTTCTACTTTGTTGAGGTTTAGTCGCATAAGATCGACTTTTTTTAGTTTTTTTGTGGATACGTTGCAAACAAGAGTGCTATCAATTTCACTTACCGTTTGTTCAAAATATTCTTTGTAGATGTAATCGTCAATGTTGGAAATACTGGTCATTCGCAAGTAGCTTGCCATAGACTGATTGCTATTACGACGAATGTTTATGTCGTCATATCCATCAATGATCATCTTGAGAATATCTTTTTCTTTGTCGTTCACAGGGATTTCAATAGAATCCCATTCTGTTTTGTTAAGTTTTACTTGCGAGAGGTCCATACTGTCTTTTGTCGCGCAGTGTTGTGTTAATCTGTTGATGTATATATACCAATCACTATTATTTAATTCAATTTATTATTTGTTTAAAATATTAACATAGAGAGTGTAGTATAAGTCTCCAGTTGTAGTCATATTGAGCTATAGGAAGTGTAAATTGAAACGTCAGACTAGTGGTACAAATTATGTATCTACAATATAGTACTACGTATCACAAACCTCAAGAATGACCGAGTACTTTAGTAATGACGTATCTTCCAATGCGCAAAGCCAAACTACTAATCGTCCGTATAAGATTATCAGCATAGAAGGAAACATAGGTTCTGGAAAATCCACTCTTCTCAATAATTTGAAAGAAGAATACAAGTATAATCCCAATGTGGTGTTTCTAGACGAACCTGTGGACTCCTGGAATAATATTAAAGACAGTAATGGTCAAACTATGCTGGAGAAGTTTTATGGTAATCAAGAAAAATATTCCTTTCCGTTTCAGATGATGGCATACATATCTAGACTGTCGGTCATCAAGAACGCTATTCAAAAACATCCTGGGTGCGTGTTTATCTCAGAACGTTGTTTGTATACAGATAAACACGTGTTTGCCAAAATGTTGTATGATACTGGTAAGATTGAGGATGTTAATTATCAGATATATAACGAATGGTTTGATACGTTCGTTGATGAGTTTGTGATTAGTCAAATTATTTACGTAAAGACTTCCCCTGAAATATGTTATTCGCGTGTAAAAGTTCGTTCGCGCGATGGCGAGGATTCCATTCCCGTGGAATACTTGCAGGATTGTCACGAATACCACACAAATATGATGAATGTAATGATGAATCAGCGCGACACAGACGTCCTCGTTCTCAATGGAAACGTGAATTTGAAAACAGAACCTCATCAATTAAAAGGATGGATGGAAATGATAGATAGAGTAGTCAAGAAAACATGCGAAGACAAAGATGATACTGTCGTAACAACGTGCTAAGTAATATAATATAACTAACACCAACATAATATAAACATACAAACAGTTATTGTGTATATTATGTGCGAACTTGTAATTTCTAACGATAACCAAAACTTTGAACAACGTGAAAATACAATTTTTCTTTTTGACGTAGACGGAACGTTGGCCGACTCGGGAGATACTATTGGAAACGATATGTGCGAATTATTAAACTTTGTGCGAGAATGTGGATTTAAAACTGGAGTTGTAGGTGGCGGAACGCTTCAAAAAGTGCTGGATCAAACAGATAATAAGGATGGTCCTGTGTATTTTGATCATTATTTTACGGAATGTGGATGTCAACACAACGTAAACTTATCTTCTACCATGGGAAAAAATCTGCATCAAATTTATCACAAAAACATACGAGAACATTGGTTATATCCAAGTATAAATAAGCTGATGAAAGTGTGTATGAATTTCATCTCTGAACAAGACTATTTGATTGCGGGAAACCTAGTAGATTTACGTAAAGGAATCGTTTATATTTCCATGGTAGGTATGACTGCCACATCAGTAGAACGAACCCAGTTTATATTAGAAGATAAAGTAAATCAATACAGGAAGCGATTGATTCAGCTTCTTTCCGATACAGCTATGAAATTAGGTGTGTATGAAGACCTTAGCATAAATGAAGGAGGACAAGTAGGGATTGCCATATTTCCGAGGGAATGGGATAAGATTCAAGTGCTAGAACATTTATTGCCTTATCATGAAACAATTCATTACTTTGGAGATAAATATAAAAGCGGGGGAAATGACTACAGAATAATAAGTGATTCTAATGTGATTGGTCACTGTGTAGACTCGCCTGAAGACACGTATACTATTCTCAAACAGATTCTACAACAAGTTGTATAGTTGTTCGTTTGATATTGTAATACTAGGATTAATGGCGGTATTTACGTGATTTTCTTACCGTATACTTCGCACCTCGCTTTTTGGTATGTCGTCTTTTCTTGGCCTTTGTGCGTCGGTTTCTTCCTGCATTCTGAGTTCTCATGGGAGAAGTCATTTCCATACTGGATGTTTGGTAGGAGTCTTTGTCATTTTCTATAGATAACGCGTCAAACGAACTCTGAAGGCCCCCCATAACTCTTTCTATAGCGTCAGATGGATCATGGGGCGAGTAATTAAACAATTTAAGTTTACCTTGTTTCCATAACTCAATGTCTTGATCAGTGGCGGGTTCTAAAGTATACACAAAATAGATGTTTCGCTTGTCGGCCAACTCTATTTGTTCTGGATGATATCCTATCTCGCCATTTTCATTGAACAGTGGCACGTTTACTTTCACGAGTTTTCTCATCATAACTGCGTCATCGCGCTGTTTTACTCTTTCGTATGCTTCCGCAAGGTTTTCTTGTCCAGGGCGAGTTCTTCCCTCGCTGTCCACTTGAAACGTAGGTAAAGTGTCAATGTTTCTTTCATTGTAATCTATAAGTGTGGGAGGCGTTTTCTGATTATCAACACTCATAAACGTAGCGGGTGAGTTCTCAGTCCTGGGACGCTTGTTGTGTCTTGGCGGAGTTTTCATCATGGAATAAATGTCTATATAATAATCGAATAAAATATTATACAGACAAGTGAATAATTACATTATCCATATACTGTGATACACTAATACTGTGTAAGTAGATTCATATGGAGTGTTTTCTGAGGACGGTAGGCATAAAGATCGTTCACTTTGGAAGTAGTTGGAAACATTTCTGAACCGTAGATTTCCTGTAGTAAACACCATTCAAAAAGTCCTCCTGGATACACCATTATATTAGTAAATCCTAGTTTGGATAATTGTTCATACTTAACGAGCACACTCGTGTCATTTGTGTTTTTCCCATACATAATGATAGGATGTTCTTTGTTTCCGGATATGAGTTGATTTACAATGGACTCTTCCATTTGTGCAGGGGTAGTATGTGTAATTAAACACTCTTGATCAGTTATGGCCAGTGTATTGATTAGTAAATATGCATGCTTATTCTTGTATACTGTGTCTACTATGTCTTCAAAGCTGACTTTTCTCACAGAATGAACAGTTTGTATGTTTCCCATTATGATTTATCTTGGGTGTACTAATATTATTAATACTGTTAATATTACTACTATATACTTCGCAATGTTTATATATGTTAACCTCTACTCTATTTAACTTACGAATTCTTCGTTTAAGAAAACGACATAACAATCTCCACGTTTTCGGTTTTGATGCTCTTCGTGGCAGAAATAGAAAGTTCCTCACGGCGCTTGCGTGTTTTGTTTGCATCCATAATGACATCTTTCTTCTTTGATGTGCTGTTTCTATTATTCATATCCTGTTCAATAGCATGGTAGTTAGCTTCAATATATTCTATAATGTTGTTTTCAATGACCCACTTGAAAAAGTTGAGTTGCCCAATGGTTGTCTGAATGTGTGCGTTATCTTTGTAAGGAATATTGATTCTGTCCCATCTGCAGAAAGGATCAAACCTCTTTTTGGAATAAGCCTTTAACATAAGTTTGTAATCGGTATACACCTTAAACCTTCTTGTGGTTCCATTGATTGGATTGATAACTTCGTATACGACATAATATTTCTTTGAATAATTAGTGACGCACCAGTCTACAATACGCAGAGAAACATTTGATTCACCTGTAACAACTTTCAACATTTTTTGTAAGTTGTCGTCTTGTTCATAAAAAGATAGTAAATTAGTTAACAATAAATCGTTCTGAGTAGAATAAGTTACGCTCATAGGTATGTTACTTTTTATAATAAAGGGACGACACTCTTTATATCGTTATTCATTTAATGTAAATAATATGATGATAACCGCAGTTCAATATTTTTGTCTTGATTTATATAAGTATAATAGTATAATGTCTGGAAGCTTACCTTCTGTTGCAGACATGTGCACCCCTGCAAAATTGTATATTGGTATATCTCTTCTTTTACCGATTGTTCTCTCGGTAGTTGAAGTGAACTTGACTTCTTTACTTGTTCATATTATCATAGTATTGTTTTGGGCGGGACTTTTAGCGTATTTGTGTGACAAGGGATTTCCTGGGGTTTCTTGGATGCTGCTTATTATCCCATTGGGAGGCGTATTTGTTTTTTTGATTTTGTATATGTATTTGTTAAGTAAAGCCACTGTGGTAAGACCAGATACGACTGAAATAGTGATTGTGCGCAGAAACTAATTAATAAGATGTTTCGTTTTTGATGAAAAGTACCTAATTATTTGCCTCCTTAGACATAGAGGCGTCTTAAAATATTTTATACCTTTATTGTATAACTAACTGGAATGGCTAAGTTTTTTAAACCTATCGGAGAGTTGTGCACTCCAGCTAAGGTCTATATGGTAATAGCAGCGATTTCTATCCTTGCTAGTTTTATGACAGATAGTCTTTTCGGGATAGCGTTTCATGCTATCGTCTCTTTGTTATGGGCATTTTTCCTTGGATGGTTATGTGATAGCGGACATAGTGGAGTTTCATGGTTCCTTGTTCTCTGGCTTCCTGCATTGATGTTTGTCTTTATCATCTTCGGATTTGTTTACCTCATGACCAAAAAAAAAGAAGAGAGAAAAGCATTGAGCGCCAAACTCGCTGCAACTGAGAAGAAAAAGAAAGACGACGGTGAACAAGCTACTGCGCAAATCGCATCGCCTGAATCGTTTCATCCCTCTATGTTTGGCGGTCGAAGTTACGAGGGAATGACTAATGCAAATAAGCAGCCTAGCAAAGAAACCATTAAAAAAATGGCTACTATTGCTCAAAAAGCTATAAATAGTCAAGGAAAGAAAAGTCTTAGTCAGTAATCAGTAATCAATATCAAGATAATTCATAAGGTAACTATATCGTTTCTTTATGTATTTTAGGTTTGGATTCATGATAAGGCATAAGAACTGTGTCACGAATAGTGATACCGTCTACATAACTGTTGTTTAAAAACGGGTTAGTACCTACTTGCCGAATCATTTCTCTCTCGGCCATTTTTGTGTATGTATCTTCGCGCTTGTTACTATCTTTTCGTGAAAAAGTATTATTGTTTCTCACTTGGTGTGTATCTGTTTCAAAATGAATGTTGGACATGAGTTCCTGACTTAACTCTCTATGAATTTGTGGATGAGACGGCGTGTCCATATTAGTATCGTCACTTGTGTTTTTCACTCTTTCTGGTTGGATAAGTTGTTCTTTATCTGACAATCCACTCCTAGAAGGCGGTTCACAATGCTTGTCGCCTTTCCAGGACCATCGATTGTATGTAGAATCAATTGAGCGGGGATATCTTGTATTTTTTTGCGTTCCTTGCATTACTATGCAACTAGTGATAATATAACACGAGTAAATCAAACTAGAAATACAACGTATCTGGTGAATTAATATCTTCTTCTTTGCCTTTCTGCTTTTCGTTTACTTATGAATGATATGTGTTAAGTAAATGAAAACTATGTATGAGGTGAATATTCTATGCTACTGTGAACTTCCTCGGGGTTAAATACCGTGAAATCTGATCCGTCTTCATAACACACGTCTTTGTCTCGCACAGACTCTATTTCTTTGTCTTCGTGTTTTACTATATGAAGTTGTTTAGTGAAAACAAATGCCTTCTCGCTACGCCTTCTTTTGTTTAGATTACAGTCCAAACATGAAATAACCACGTTACTTTTATCGTGTGGAAGCTCATTATCTAATCTATCCAAGCTCCATTGGGACATCTCACGGGATTCTGATGTTTCGTATATAACAATAATATCTTGTTTACAATAATGACACGTAAGATTGCAGTTATGTAACATTTCTGCTATACTCGCTAAACTAGAATACGTTTCTTCATTGATAGGTCTCTTTTTCAACTTATCTTGCATTTTGTAGCTAGATAATTTGCTGCGAATATGTTCAGAAACTTTCTGACTTATTTCAGTGTATTGAATCGGAATGTTTTCTTTAAAATGAAGAGTATTAAAAAGGTACCGAACAATGTCGCGTTGTATTTCCTGCTTGAAAAACTCCTTATTGTATTTATCTACACGACCTGAAATCGTAGACTCGCGCGATTTACCTGATGTTTCGTGACCGTCCATTAGTTTGCGCATATGGTATCGGTTGTTTTTCCCGGAGATAAGAATGGATTTTTTACAATCAGACTCTGATTTTGAAGGTGGAGATGGAGGAGCTTTATTCATTTACTTACGGACAAGATAATATGGAGATGTCTATCTATCTATATTATAGTAAACAATATAATAAACAAAACGAATTAGACTTAAAGTTATGTATAAATGTATATGGATTTGTCATTGAGTGAAACTGATGTATCCGGCAACGTATCGGAGAATATTGAATTGGTCTATAGCGAACAAGAACCCATTGAAAAAGAAAGCACTAAAAATGAAGGAGAAGAGTGCGACGCACTCAAACAAATACAGTATAAAACAATGATTCAAAACGGAGTGCAAACGTCTATGAAACACGATGCTCTAGCCGAGGTACGAAATATGGATACGCTGGAGAAATTCCTAGACGAATCTACGGAAACCAGTAAGACTGAACGTTGGAACCGATTGGATCTCACTATTAAACTACAAAAGGTCAAAGAGTTTATTTCTGTGTATAAGGAAGAAAATAAACATACAGACGAAGAAGCAGATGTTTTGTTTCGGTATCTCAAAGACTGCCTAGACAAAAAGAAGTTAACACGAGTAAAAGATGTTGTCTATGATAACGACCAAGATAAGTTGGTCAGTATTCCTGGATTGCAATATAACAAAACCTCTAAGAAATATACCATCAAAAACGCCGATTCAAAGAAAGGAAGTGTTTTGTCAAGGCTTCCCCAGAAAAAGGCGAAGACTCTCAAAAAAGAAAAAGAGCGCGAAAAAGACAAGTAAAAAACAAAAGAAAATGTCTTGACTACGTGTTAAATATAAAATAACTATCTATAACATCAACATATTTTCGATGTTATGGATGCAAAATAAATCTAGTCTAGTCTGTGTAGATTGTGCGCAGTTGTGTTTTTCTCAACAATTACGTCCCGACTTTCGTTGTATTGAATCGTGTAAAATCGCGGAACGTCGTAGTGAACATCCACGACCGTTACTATTCGTTGCGGTTCTCCCATATTTTTGGAGTAAATGAGTTTGTCACCCTTCTCATACTCATATTCCGGATTGAAACTCCCGCCGTTCTTGAGTTCTTCCTCATACTCTTTTATCTTATACCTATGAAGTTGACGTTTCTGTAGAGTGATACGCCTGTTGAGTTCCATGATACATATTTCTCGTTGTCGCATTTTATTAGAAAAAAACTCTGTGCACTTATCGACAGTTTCGCGGGTTTTTAAGTTTAAGAAGTATTCGTTATCGTTCGAGTCTATACACATTACCCATTCACACGATCCGGGTTTCAAAATATGCGCATAATTCTGCAATTTCATAGGCTTTGATGGAGCATTTGGTGGAGTGGGATGAGCTTGGGGAAGACCCGGATTATTGGGTTCTATATTCAATTGAGTAGGAGGTGTGGTGATAGGTTCATTCTCAGAATTAGTGAATATACTTCCCATTTTTCCCATACTACCCATTCGCGCACCCAGTCCTGAACGAGCATGTTGTTGTCCAGGTGACAGAATTACATTTTCTTTTTGGGTTTGCTCTGCGGCAGCTTGCTTATTACGTATTCTTGCGCTTCGTCGCATATCAAACATTCGTACACGTATTTATAGATTGCGTTTATATTGTTTTGAGACTGTTTTCGGGGAGGGGTGAGTGACTGGATATATTTTGTATTAAATAAATTGAACGTTATTCCAGGAAATAAGCAGTAACAATATAGATGAAGACCTAACATAAAGATACAACAAGTATATAAGAAGTTATAAGAAGCGAGGAAACCAAATGAACAAAGTAACTAAAGTAAATAAAAAAATCAACTCAAGTAAACTAAGTAGAACAGAAACAACGACAGAAACAAATACGGAACTCCCGGGGTTCACGTATATTTATCAGCTGGAAGAATTGCAAGATATACTCAACGATTTTGGATACGACGACGTCCCGAGCTCCCTTTGTGAAAACATGTCCGAAGAAGAAATCGCCGATATCATCAACACTATGGTTCAGCTTATGTATGACTATACTTGCGAGAATGCCGACAATATTCATGAACCAGATTTCCACGAGGAAATGATGGAGGCAGTGGGCGATCTCCTTGTTGACTCGTTGGGTGGTTTAGATGCAGAGAATGAATTAGAACGCGATGATAATGTCGACGCAATATGGGATTTATTTGAGCAGGCAACGGAAGTGTTTTACACACAAATTATGCCCAAGCGGTCGTATCATTCTTGTTATATGGGTCAAATCCCTGAGCATTTGACATGTATCGACTATACGAAAACAAATAACAGATTATCGGAACTTAAATCTATGCCGCAGCCAGAGCAGCGGACTCCGGAGTGGTATATTTATAGGCACGGTCTGATTACTGCAAGCAACGCACACAAAATGTTTGATACACAAAGTATGCAAAATCAGCTTATCTACGAGAAGTGTAAACCACTCAATCTGGAAGTATTTATAGGGGACGGTTCCGATAATGATAATACGGACGAGGAATATCCGAACTCTGGAAAAAACAAGGGAACTCCGTTAAGTGCATTTGGGACGCTGGATATTGTCAAGTCTGCTAAAACCGAAGAAGATTTACACATGATAGAAACTGCACGTCTAGCAGTGAATATCACAAGTCCTCTTCACTGGGGTCAAAAGTATGAGCCGGTTACATGTGCTTATTATGAACAAGTCTACGATACAACCGTAGGTGAGTATGGATGTATTCGTCATGCAACTTACAATTTCCTTGGTGCGTCTCCAGACGGAATTGTAGATGATATTAAGAGCGACCGGTTCGGACGAATGGTGGAAATTAAAAATATTGTGAATCGTGAGATAACCGGTATTCCATTGAAAGCCTACTGGGTCCAGATGCAGCTTCAGATGGAAGTGTGTGATTTAGACGCTTGCGATTTTATGGAGACGCGGTTTAAAGAGTATGTAGACGAAGAGGCTTTCCGAGAGGACGGGACGTTTCTGGAAAGTGTAGAAGGTAAGTTGAAAGGTATCATGGTATGTTTCCTTGACAAAGAAAATATGCCCGTGTATGAATACAAGCCTTTGCGCATGGACGACAAAGAGTATACTGAACAGTGGCTGCCCAATGTTCTTATTCAACACGCTGAGCGGGGACATCATAGGATCCATACGTATTACTGGTGGTTAGAAGAGGTGAGCTGTGTAGTGGTGTTGCGCAACAAGATTTGGTTTGAGATGAATATAGAGAAAATGCAAGCGTTCTGGGATACTATTGTAAAAGAACGAAAAACCGGGTATGCACATCGCGCGCCAAAAAAGGTTAATAGACAGACAAACGATATGGTATTTCAACAGTGTTTACTGAATATTCATGAAGACGGAACAACCGGATTGGTTGGAGAACAAGAGCAAAAAATAGTAGAAGTAAATATTGTAAATCAAATAAACGAAGAAAACAAAAAGAAAATGCGTGAAAAAGATAATTTAAATATAGAACCATGTCTAGATTTAAATCAGGATCAAGATTCAGATATGGATATGGAAACAAATAGCACAAATAGTATTGATAGACTTGTTCATGAAGGTAGTGGTGATGTTAATTTAGTGAACTCTAGTAATGCGTCAAATAAATGCGCTCCTGTTATTATGCATATACGAACGCAGTCTATAGATGAAACTGTTGTATAACATAATATATATGGTGGCAGTGTCACCAGTTACGTAATAAATATTTAGGATTTATTTTTTTTATAGTTATAAAATATAATGAGTTCATCGTTTAATCCTAGAACCGTTACAGGTATTAAAACAGATAGAAATGGATGGCCAGCCCCTGGACAAACAATTGCATATTGGCACGTTGATCCTCCTGGGCCTCACGATGATAAGCCAGGACAAGGATATGGACCGCCAGATCAAGGACAAGGATCCCAAGGATCCCAAGGATCCCAAGGATCCCAAGGATTCCAACCTCCTCAAGGATCCCAAGGATCCCAACCTCCTCAAGGATCCCAAGGATTCCAACCTCCTCAAGGATACCAAGGATTCCAACCTCCTCAAGGATCCCAAGGATTCCAATCTCCTCAAGGATACCAAGGATTCCAACCTCCTCAAGGTCCTGCAGGACCAACAGCTTTTGGCATTGATCCTGCAGGAGGACAGCCGCTAGGAGGTATGCAACCACCATCAGCGAATTTTGGCATTGATCCTGCAGGAGGGTCATCAGGAGGATCCAGTGGATCATCTACTGGAGGGTCATCAGGAGCAGCAGCAGTCACAGTGGACCAGCCGAACCCACCAGGAGGATTCAGTGATCCACCAGGAGGATTCAGTGGAACCAGTCAATTTTCATCAGAAGCAGTAATACCAGAAGTAATACCAGAAATGCCGCTAGGAGCATTCAGTGGACCATCAGTGTCAGGAGGATTGCAACCATTCAGTGGACCATCTACTGGAGGGCCATCAGGAGGAATCAGTGGACCATCCCAACCGCCCGGTGGTGAGTCTTCAGCGCAGCCCTCGGGGCAACCACCATCAGGACCGCCGCCAGTAGGTGGTGGCGTAATAGAAGGCACGGAGCGGCTTCCAGGAAGTATGGCAGGTAATGACATCATGCCAGAAATAGGAGGAGATTTGCCACCAGGAACGCTGCTGCCAGGAGGTATAGCAGCAGGTATGCCAGGAAGTATGTCAGGACAGCCGCTAGGAGGTATGCAACCACCAGTGCCAGGAGGTATGCCAGGAGGAGGGGATGGTATCGCTGGAGGAGGACAGCCGCTAGGAGGTATGCAACCACCAGTGCCGCCAGGAGGTATGCTAGGAGGAGGGGATGGTATCACTGGAGGAGGACAGCCGCTAGGAGGTATGCAACCACCAGTGCCAGGAGGTATGCCAGGAGGAGGAGATACGGAACCAACTGAAGAACAAAAGGCTGAATTGGACGCTATTATAGCAAAGATTGATCCCGACACCGGACCAACTCAAGCACAAATAGATAAAATGGACGCTATTATGGGACCACCACCATTAACAGACCCAATGATGGGAGGAGGCCCAATGGCAGGAGACCCAACGGCAGGAGACCCATTTTCTTCACTTAGTAATGCATTTTTTCCTTCACCATTGCCAACGCCAGGAATGGGAGGAGGTATGCCGGGACCGGAAGGAATGCCGGGAATGGGAGAATTGGGGCCTCTGGCGCCTGCTGCTATGGATCCTACAACTTTTTCGGAACTTTATAAAGCAGAAAAAGATGCATTTGGTAATACAGTAGTCACTTTCGGTCAGGACTCTGGTCCTATTACCGCTCAATCGATTGGTGGAGATGTTATTGCACAACAAGCACAAGAAGGAAATCTAGACAAGGCAACCGTTGGTGCTGCTTTTGCCGCGTCAGTAGACATTGGGAATGAACTTGGAATTTCTAAAACAGAAACCTTTGTAGATGAGGATGGAAATGAAAAAACAAGAACAGTAAATGATTTGAACACACAAATAGATGGAGTTGCATACAATGGTAAGCAGCTGACAGCTGGTCAATTATTTGGACAATTATTTTCAGGACCGTCATCAGAAGGTACAACTGGAACAACTGGAACTAGTGTAGGTATAGGCAAGCAAAGATCCACTATCACTTTTGCAGCTGGTACAAATAGCGAGGCAATAGACCAAATGGCTGCAGCAAGTGATAACATAACCGTACAGTTAGAGGATGGTAGTAGAGAAGTTGTTCCCAACACCTGGAATCCAGTAATTATAAATGATCAAAAAATAGATGGTATATATATAGACAGGGCCACTGGAGCAGTAGAAATCACAGGAAATGCTACTGCAGCCGGTATTGCCCGTGTGAACGATTCTCGCGGTGAGATTAGTGATGGTCAAACTGCCCAACGTTTAGGTGATGCGACACGTGAGCGTAAAGAAGCAAAAATTATTGCAGATGAGACACAAAAAACTGGTGAAGATACCAATGAGAAATCAAAAAAAGGCGCTGATAGTGCATCATCAAAAGCTATTAAAGACGATCAATTATCATCCGTAGCCGGAGCTACGGGTTCTGGTACGAACCGCGCGTTGATGGGTGGAAAAGTGATTGGAGTGACAACATCTTCTCTCAGTGACGCGACCACGTTCGTGCCTGATCCTTTCGGTGCAGGAGGTATGGCACTACGTGGTAAAAATGAAACTTCGCGACAAGCAAGACAACAACAATTAACTGACAAATTAGTGAAATCTGTCGTGAAAATGCAAAGTAAGTTGAATGTTGGAAGGTCCATTGCTAACAATGAAGAGAAACCTGACACCGTCTCTGAGACAGATCAAGTGGATGCTATTATCACCGAAGCTCAAAATGATGAGGGTACCTCTCCTGATGCCCCTGCTGCTGCCCCTGCTGCTGCCCCTGCTGCTCCTGCTGCCCCTGCTGCTCCTGCTGCTCCTGCTACTCCTGCTACTCCTGCTGCTTCTGAAGATGAACCCGCATCAACAACCACGATATATCAGCCGATAGGGTTATTGACTGTAAATAACGATATGATATATGCAAAAGTAGAAGCAAGTGGAGACCTTGCACCTGATGCTGAAGCGGTTGTATTCACTGAGAGTCTAGAAACTGGAGAGTTAGAGGTTAAAAGATACAATCCCACAACTAACAATCCGGGGAAAATTGGTGGAATTGATGACCCAACGACGGATTACAACAAAACAGTATTTACCGACACTCCGGCAAAGGATATTGATATGGCCGGAGAAAATCAGCTAGCAAGGAACGAGAGAGTTTTGAAAGAAATGCTTGCAGAAGGTGGTGTAGATGCTGGTTCTCCTGCTCTCAAAGCCAAAATCAATGATAAAAAGAAAAAAGACAAAAAAATGTTTATGCTTAAACTTGAGGGAATGGTTGTATATGAGACTCCGGAATATAAGAAGTCTAAGGAACAACACAAAGCTGCGCTTAAATCTAAACCCAATACTGAAAAGCTGAAAATATATAAAGCTCTTGGCAATGTTCTCAATGATTTAAAGAAAAAATCCGATAAATCACAAAAAACTGTTTCTTTTAAAAAGAATTTGACCTTGCCTGAGATGAAGGCAGAATACGAGAGATCGAAAAAGAAAAATAACGAGATAAAGGAAGAGCCAGTTCCACAACAAACTCCGGAAGTTCCACAACAAACTCCGGAAGTTCAAAACAGAGTCTTGTCTTCTCGTAACCAAACGAGTTTTAATAAGATGAAATTCATATAATTAAGAGAATACATATAGTTTTCGGACGTCATAAAATAAGGTAAAATACAAGATATAGATATTTTATTTACATATTGTATATGGAAAACCTATTTGTAGATCCAGAGTTAGCAAAAAAACTTCCTAGTTGGTTACGCGACTCCTTGGTTGACCTTGAAATGAAAGATATCGTTCTTTTAAACCCTCCTGATAAATCAGAGACCGGCAATGTTGAAGACAAAGATGGTGAAAATAATACAGAAAAACAGCAAGAACAACAGCAAGAACAACAGCAAAAAGAACAGAAACAAGAACAGAAACAAGAATCAAATCAAAATACTGGAAAGGAAACAACTAATAAAGAGGAAAAGAAACATATGAGTCCATTCTTTGTACCTGCTCCTACAAGTATTCCCAAAAATTACCACACCGAACTTGTGAACACCAATAGTTCTGCCGATATAGCTACATACGACTTGATGAGAGAAGCAGGCATTGTTGATAAATACTTGAAGGTTCTTTCAGATAAACATACAAAAATGGGAAAAGCTATTGCCTCACTACAAAAAGTAGTGGTTACACCATCCGCACAATACAAAATCATCAAACGAATCCCTGCTACTACAAGTGAAGGAAACGGAATCTTTTCTCTCAGTATGCCTAAGGGTAAAGTTACTGGACAATATCTGCCATCTTCACAAGAAATGCTAGATGCTTTTGGTATCGCTCACAAAGTGCAAACTATATTAAAGGAAGACTATGTTGTTTCGTCAATTGATGTAGAAGAGGCAAAAGAGAACGGCGCACTTGCTTTAGATAGCCGTAGCACCATAGGCAAAATAGTATCCGCACACTACAAATTTGGAGAACTTCCTGTGAGAGGAAACGGAATGAAATCGCTTGGAGTGCATATGCTGAAAGGCGACGAAGAACCAAATCAAGTATTTAAGCCTTATTCTAATTATAATTATGGAGGCGGAGGCGGAAGTGGATACGTGAAACAGAAAGACGATACACAAGACAATAAAGTGACCTTACACTATCAATCCACCTTTTCAAAAATTCATGTATCTAATACAGGTGTGGATATCATAGACAAGAAACTCGCTTTAGAGAAAGCCAATGAGATTTTCAAGCTCACTACTCCCGTATCGCTACAAACCGAATTGTGTTACTACAGCAACAAAGAGTCTGAGTATATTGTTCCTGCTTATCGTGTCTCTGGTACGACTAAAGTCCAATCTGTTTCTAGTTCTTCAGGAAGTGCCGGATCTATTCAATCTAACGAGAGCTTAATGTTTAAAATCCCAAAATCTTTGCAAGAATTAAAATATTACTGTTATGTTCATGGAAATATGATATCTAATTTCGTTCTTAACAATGAGGGAGTGATTGAAACGAAAAAAATCTACGTGCGACTCAACTCTAATCCGTTCAGCAGTCCATACTACCTTTTTAGTGAAACGCCTAACGGTCCAGCGTTAAATAGCGCTTCTTCGCCTCTATCTCTACGACATGAATCCACGTATGAGTTTATCAGAACAGATAACGGACATGTATTTAACATTGGAAGCTCATGGAGAAAGAATGATACAGGGATGAAAGTGACTAGCACTTCAAGTATAGGCACTGTCACATGGAACGAGAAAAAGGTGGTAAATGAAGTGATTAACTTACTTGAGAAATACATTCCTGCATCACCGGTTCATGAACCAGTTCTTGATTTAGGTAAGCATACAATTAGTGGTCCACAGATAACTTCCGAGACAATAGATTTTGGATTTTACACGGCAGCAGTTTCTGATTCCGATGCTGCTTCGGGAATCGTTACTAGAAAATCAGATATTTTGACATTTAGAGTGAATATACCAGACATAAAGTCTGACAAGACAAGTGTATTGTCTACGATATGTTCGCATGGAAAATCTAGTGTATTGAAGTATGGGGATAAATATATAGATATTCAGATTCCAAAGAAGGTAACAAAAGAAGATGTAGAAACACTGTCTGGTGTTACTGTTTACGTAACAGAAACAACCATTTTTGGGTTTTCTACCACGAAACAGTTGTATGTGGACTTGTCTAAGTATTTCACGCAGTTTGATTTTTCCGAATCATCAAACATATTCCAAGAGACACTTCCTCCCCCTAATGGAACCCAGATTTACAATTACGGCATTGAATGGGCAGAAACTCCTCTTGGAACGACAATATACTCGCGATTTTTAGATGAGATGAACAAATCGTGTTACAAGCAATACGGCTTTGATTCTAACCGTTCGCGCGAGAAAGATTTCAAGGACAAATATAATAGCGGAAAGGACGATTATTTTGTGGATAATGTGGATGTGTCTGTGTATATGGGACATGGTAACGGTAATGGGTTTGGATTCGTGCAAAGCGTTGATGATAATACTCTAAGTTTCACGGATGCGCGAGGTGGAGATGCATGGGGAAATCGCGATATGGAATATATGGCGCTTATGAGTTGTCAAGTTCTACGAGAGATTATGGACAGTCTTTCTTGGGCACAGAGATGGGGAGGAGCATTTAATGGTCTCCATCTCATTTGTGGGTTCCAGACCAACGCAGGAGTGGACGGTAACAATATGCTAAAGTTCTTTGCTAAAAATATGCACGCTAATGAGCAAACCGTATTGGATTCTTGGATCAATGCTGCATTGAATGACCAAGATACGGGTCGTCAGGCCGTGGTAATGGGCCCCCTTATCAATACGGCCGATACAACGTCTAAAGATTACAAATCTATGTCCGCTACTACCTCTGGATTATATCGCGCCTATTGGAATGATCATACATGGGGTATAAAGGGTGGTCCTGGGTATGATGTAAACAAATCAGGTATTAAGGGTTGGTGGAGACTCGTGGTTACCGTATAAATATTATTACAATATTATCAAACCATATATGGTGTAAATAAAAACTAATATTATACGATTCAAATAATATTAGTTTCGTCTAACTGTATTAGAGATATGTGCATATGGTATGTATAGGATACATACACCCGAGATCGAAAGTAGCGATATGAGTGCATACCTTACTGACAATACTAGTAACGAAGACGCGTCAGATATGATCGTGATAAAGCGCAACGGCGAATCAGAAGTGATTTCCTTCGATAAGATTCTGAATCGAGTCAAGAAACTAGGTAAAGAGGCGGGCATCAAGTTGAATTACACTTCGTTAGTGATGAAAGTCATTGACCAACTCTACAATAATATTCATACCACAAAAATAGACGAACTAGCGGCCGAACACTGCGCAGTGATGTCAAGTCATCATCCTGACTATGGTACGTTGGCGGGACGGATTGTGATAAGTAATCACCAGAAAAATACATCGGGTTCCTTTTATGAAGTGACACACAAATTATATTACGAATTAATGGACAACGACAAAAGCTTGTTGAACGATGCGTATTTCCAGGTAGTGAGCGATTATCGCGAGGAGTTGGAGAATATGATTGACTACGATCGCGACTACCTCATTGACTACTTCGGGTTCAAGACGTTGGAACGTTCCTACCTTTTCCGCATAGATTCCAAGATAGTAGAACGGCCTCAACATATGTGGATGCGTGTGGCCGTGGCAATTCATGGTAAAGACATGGTGCGCGTCAAGGAAAGTTACGACTTGATGTCTAACAAATATTTCACACATGCTACTCCTACGCTATTTAACGCGGGGACGCGTCGCCAGCAGATGAGTTCATGCTATTTGATTGCAATGGAAGATGATAGTTTGGACGGCATTTTTAATACGGTTCATGATTGTGCGCGCATTTCTAAATGGGCGGGCGGAATCGGATTGCATATTCACAATATTCGCGCAAATAATACACGCATCAAAGGCACAAACGGCCTATCCAGTGGTCTTGTGCCAATGCTCAAGGTGTTTAATGATACAGCGCGATTTATTAACCAGGGTGGTAGACGCAATGGGTCGTTCGCAGTATACTTGGAACCATGGCACCCGGACATTGAGGATTTTCTAGATATGAAGAAGAATCATGGCGACGAGGAGAAGCGGGCACGTGATTTGTTTTACGGATTATGGATTCCGGACCTGTTTATGGAAAAGGTCGTTAACAGCGGTGACTGGTGTTTGTTTTGTCCACATAAATGTCCGGGTCTTAGCGATCTTCACAGCGATGCTTTCCGCGAAAAGTATGAGGAATATGAGCGTGCTGAACGGTATAACCGAAAGATTCCTGCTCGGGATTTATGGTTCAAGATTCTAGATGCGCAGATGGAGACGGGCACGCCATACCTTTTATATAAAGACGCATGCAACAAGAAATCCAATCAGCAGAACATAGGTACTATCAAAAGTAGTAATTTATGTTGTGAGATTGTAGAGTATTCAGACGCGGAAGAGACAGCGGTGTGTAACTTAGCGAGTATTGCACTTCCCAGTTTCGTGAATTTAGAAACTAAGGAGTTTGATTACAATAAGTTGCACGAAGTCACGCAAATTGTTACGGAGAATCTCAACAACATCATTGATTTTAATTTTTATCCCACAGACAAGACGCAAGCAAGTAATTCCAAACATCGGCCTATCGGTATTGGTGTGCAAGGGTTGGCAGATACATTTATTTTGATGGACATTCCGTTTCATAGCGAAGAAGCAAAATGTGTGAACAAAAATATTTTTGAAACGATGTATCATGGTGCGCTCGTGCGTTCTAACGAGATAGCGATGCGCAGATACAAGGAAATCAAGGAAAAGTACTACGATAAAACGGTGGTGGATAAGACGGCTTACGATATGTTTACGGAATCCGAGGCGAAAACTATGTGGGAAGTGATGCGGGAGCGCAAGACCACAGTGGGCGCATATAGTTCATTTGAGGGTTCACCATTATCGCAAGGAAAGTTTCAGTTTGATTTGTGGGGCGTAAAACCGAGTGATAGGTATGATTGGACAAGTTTACGTGATCAGATTATGACTTACGGCACACGCAATTCTTTGCTTTTGGCGCCTATGCCGACTGCCAGCACGTCGCAGATTCTAGGATTTAATGAATGTTTTGAACCGTTTACAAGTAATTTGTATAGTCGTCGCACATTGGCAGGGGAGTTCGTTGTGGCCAACAAGTATTTGATGCGTGATTTGATTGATTTGGGAGTATGGAACGAAGACATCAAGAACAATATCGTAGCTAATCGCGGTAGCGTGCAGCAGTTAACAATGTTGCCTGACCACATTCGTGAAAAATATAAGATTGTGTGGGAGATTCCAATGAAACATGTGATTAATATGGCCGCTGACCGCGGAGCCTTTATTTGTCAGAGTCAAAGTATGAATTTGTGGATGGAGGAGCCCACTTATAAGAGTTTGACGTCTATGCACTTTTACTCGTGGGAAAAAGGACTCAAGACCGGGATCTATTATTTACGCAGGAAAGCGCGACATCAAGCGCAACAGTTCACTATTGAACCGCCCGCGAGTGCGGTGTCTAAGAATAAAGAGGGACAAGATAGGGAAGAAATGTGTGAAATGTGTTCCGCGTAGTTGTTAATGCACAGTGTAAAAATAAAACTAAAAAATAAAAATCAGGTGGCGTGGTGGTATGTCGCGCCACCTGATTAAGTTAAGTTAATTTACTTGAATGAACAAACTAACAGTTGTATGTTATATGGTTTCTGCAAACTCTTTGCATATTCCAAAAGATTTGCGATGCCACGGAGAGATGCCGTGTTCCTGAATACCCTCACGATGTTTTTTGGCACCGTATCCCTTATTGCTGCGAAGGGAATACCGGTCATCTAATTCGGGATGCTCATCGCATATCTCGTTTATGTATGCGTCACGCCTAACTTTGGCCAATATAGAGGCCGCTGCTATACTGCTATAAAGAGCGTCCCCGCCTTTTACGCATTCATGTGAGAAGCATGTAAACGACTGAGACTCTTTGTCCCACAAAGTATGGGGACGAAAGTAGTTGCCATCAATAAGGAGAAGCGTGGATTCGGGGTTCAAAGAGTTACGTGAAATGAGGTCGTCAATGCATTTGTGCATAGCTTTCTGTGTAGCCTGCAAGATATTTATTTCGTCAATAGTAGTTTCAGATTCGTAGCATACGGAGTAGTCCACACAATGAGCGACAATATGATCGTGCGCCTCTTTGAGTTTCTTGGCAGACGTGAATTTCTTACTATCTTTCATGAGACGATGGTCAAAACTGTTTTCCGATTCGCTGTCGTGTTCGCAACCATCTTTGTGTTCGTGTTTAGGTAGAATTACTGCGGCAGCATATACGCGACCAAACAAAGGACCGCGACCCACTTCGTCTACGCCTATCTCAATGATGTTGACGTCTTCACTGTAGTGTCCCAGGACTGAAGTTGGTTTCTTTAGGGTCGTTGTGACCGATATATCTTTTTCAGTTACGATTTGTGTTTCTGTAACGGTGGTAGTCATATGTGAAGTGTAGAGTGATATATGTCTTACTAAGTCGCCTTGATAGCAAGCTTGTTACCTTGTATCTCTATAAATAACTGTCTCTAGATTTAAATCGTATCTAAACAATCAATTTTCTTTGTTGACTAGCCTAGATTTAATTATGATACTGTGGCATTTTATTTGCTTTGTAGAATATATACAGCAACAACAATTACAAGTATGGCAAAAATAGAAAAGATGTGCACAAAAACAATGTTTGTTATAACTACAATTATGTTATCACTTGTGGTGCTAATTGCATATTTAAAAAAGATAAAGAACACGGAAGGAATGTCGTCGGGTGCATCTCAGGGTAACTCGGGAAACGCTGTTTTTCATAACAGCAGGAACAGCGCAAATGAATCGGCCAAATATAGTGCTCTTGGAAATGAACAACAACCCTCACAAAAACAGTATTCGCTCATTCAAGGAAGAGAGAAAACATACTACAAAGACTACTTCACCGAAGAAACCCAAATTGCAAAACTCAAGGCTGAAATTCAAGATATGGAAAAAAGTACTTCGGGATACTCTTCCGAGCTAGCGGAATTGCGTAAACAATTGAAAAATATCGCTAAGAAATACGACGCCGCACATGCAAGTTCCATTAAATCCGCAGCTGATACCACGTTGGCTATGGAAAAGTATGAAACATATAAGAGACATTATGTTACCTATAAGAAACAGCCTAGTGCTGCAGAGGCTAAACTCAAGGCATCGGGAAAAGCACTAAGTTTGGCGAAAGCTCATGCTATAGCCAGTGCGAAAGAATCGCATTCAAAACAAAATGAATTGTTAACAAAAGCGGAAATGCAGCTCAAGAAAGTGGAAGAGGATTTGTCTAAAAAGGATGAGACGTTGAAAGGACTTATTACTTCTTCGCAAAAAGGTAAGCATGAAACAGAGCATGTTATTTTGGGTAAACATGCCGCTCTTGCTCGTATTTATAAACATATTGCCGCCGGACGAGAAAGAGAAGAGGTTAACCGTATGAATCAACTAAACAGTATTCCTGTTGCGGCGTCACAGTCTACTTTGATGGACAGAATGATGCGCGGCAGCAATGTTGGAACGATGATGCAGGGTGTTTCTCTTGGTAACGATGATAATGTAACTCTTTTCCGTATGGGTGAGACAAATTCGTATATCTTAGTGGACACGGATAATTATGGACCTTCGTCAACAAACTTCCAGCAGAATCCTAATCAGACTATTGGACCGCAATCTTTAGGACTGGGCAATATGAACGTGAATGTAAAGATGACCCACAAGTTATCTCCTGAATTAAACTCTCAGTTAAATCAAGGCATCACTACGATGAACCAAACGGTTAATTAATACTATATTTTTGTCAACTAACTTGTATCAGCGAATACATCTAATTGTGTATCCACTGATAATATTTTTTGCTTTGTAGAATATATACGCTTATTGTTAATCTTACCCAACATAATGAAAATAAAACTTACCTCTCAAAACAAAAAGATGATGTTTTATTGTTGTATTGGAATGGTGGTGTTGATACTTTTGATTCTACTATTAGTATTGAAACCACAATGGTCAACAAACACGCAAAAACAAACTAACCCTTTTCTAGAAACAATGGAAGTTGGAGTGTCTAATGGGGATGTGTCTGGCAATAATGTTTCTTGTGACACACAATCTTTAAAAGATGAGATAAACGAAAAAGACAACAAGATTGCGGAATTAAACCAGAAAATATTGTCGCAAGACGAAACTATTGGAACCTACAAAATCAAAATGGACGAGATTGATAAAAAATTGGTCGCTGAGAGATCCAAGTATAATGCCATTCATCTCAAGGTAGATAATTATCTCGGAACCATTAACGCTGACAAAACGCAATTAACCGATTTGAAAAAGTCTTTGGAACATATCACACTTCTTCAAGATAATGCAAACAATGCAACAATTAACGCCTCCAAATCAGAATCACATCTTCTACAGTTGTATAATAACTATAAGACTGAATGGAATAAATCTGATGCCGCAACGAAAGTAGCCAAGGCTGTATCTAAACAGAAATCCGATGATAAGACACATAATGAACTAGTATTAATGAATGCTATTTCACAAGAACATAGTAAAAACGTAGATGCTAACCTAGCCAGCAGTGAAGCCGCGGTTAAACAGGCTATTACTAACGAAATGAGGAAACAGCAATCTTTTGATGCGTCGGAGCAAAGAAAAGCTATAAGTGATGCGTTAGATACTCAACCTAAAATAGATTCTCAAGCAAACCAACAAAATATACAAAATGCAGTGAAAACTGCTCTAGACAATCAAATACGCAATGATGCAGACGCACAAAAAACAGCAGTAATAAGTGCCGTATTAGAAGCAGTTGAGAGTCAAAAAGAACAAGATACTACAATTCAAGTTAGCGGAATAAAATCTGCTATAAAGAGCGCTTCTGAAGCGCAACTTAAAAAAGATGTAAAACAACAAGCTGATGCAGTGCATAAAGCACTTATTGAACAAACTAAAATTTCTTATGCTAAGCTCGAGAAAACTATCTCTGAAAAAATAACTGAACTAATGAATGCGGAACAGTCTGAGAATACCCAAAATCAGTCTGTAGAATTACAACATGCAGTGTCTCATCAACAACAAATAGATACTCAAGCTAAGATAGATGCTATTAAAAAGAGTTTAGATCAGCAGTATGAGAAAAACTATAGTGAGAATATGGAAGCAGTATCTAAAGCTATTCGTGAAATTATTGAAGGTCAATATAAAAAACGCGCTGAAGAAAAACTTGCAGCAGTTGAAAAAGCCGTTTCCGAGCAAAAAAACAAAGAGTCTATGAAGATGCAGCTTATTGTTCAAGACGCTGTACGCAATGCGTTACAATCCAATGCTTTCGCTGACAACGAAACCAAATCTAAAGCTGTTGCTACCTCTGTATATGCTGAAATAACCCAAGAACATGAGAGAATGTTGACTGTAATGACTACTGCAATTAAATTAGCTATTGAAAAAGAGTCTACTAATGATACAACGGAACAAAGTGTTTCAGTAACAGAAGCTGTCTTGCAAGTGTTGAATGCTCGGCGCGCAAAGAATACACAAGCGTTGAATGATGCACTTCTCAACGCAATAAGAAAAGCAGACGGTGAAACAGATACTAGTTCCGATGAAGCAATTGTCGCTCAGAAGGTGGCAACGGCGAAAAAATACAAAGAAGAAGTTGCTAAGTTACAGCATGAACTGGATGAAACTCGTTCTAATACAATCAACGATTACAGAGAAGCATGTGCCTTACACGGTAACGTAGAAACTCACGTAATTATTAACTTGGCAAAGTCCCAGGAAATACTAGAAAAGCGAACAAATCGCCTCGCTAGAATCAATCAAAGTAACCCAGATCACGCTCACGAATACATTCGGCAAGTGGCTAGACAACACCAAGTTGTCATGAAACTCATTAATGAATCTGTTGCACTTAAAAAGGTAGCACCATGTGACGCCATAGTTCGTGTTCAGAAAATGCACGTTGTGAGAGTAGCCGGCAGCACTTATTTGGATCACATGGTGAAACATTCCATGGGTGCGCGCAGCACAGTTCCACATACACACAAAAAGAAAATAAAGTGTGGTGACAACCAAGTGATGAAATTTTCCACGGAATCAGGATATGTTCATGGAAATATTAGTGAATGTACTGAAGAAGATACGCCTCACGAAGAACAAGAAGCGGGTTTAGACGAAATATTCCGACCTGCGACACGTGGAAATGTAGGCGATGTATCAGGTGTTAATTTTAACATTACGATGACACATAAACTAAGTCCAGGTGCAAGTCGTCAACTTAACAGCGGATTCAATGCCATAGAGCGTGTTTATGGTTTTTAAGGTATCCAATAGTAGTTAGATACATACTTGATCGTATCTTGATAAAAGGTAATTTATTTATATATGCTATTTTTAGTCTATAGGATATATATAGTAAGTGTATGATGAAATTAAACTTGAAGAGTCTTGGACTTTCTAAAAAATACGCGGTCATTATCTTGATAGTTTTACTAACTTTGCTCATATTTATTGGCCCGACATGCGTTTCTTTTAGCGAAAAGGTCCTTCCCTATAATAGTGTGAAGGAAGGAATGAATCATTCAAATGGACAAAATTATGAATTAATAGATATTGCAAACATTAAGGTTTATTCTATGGACTCATACGAGGATTACAATGGTGTAATACAAACTGGTGAAGTGTTCATTCGTAAAGAGAACGGCGCCTTAGTTGGCCGTCCACAGATAGATATTCCATCTTACGGTGAAAATGATATTATTAAACTAAATGGTGAATCAACTGGAAAAGCATTACTGAATGTTCCAGGAAGTGATGATGGTTCACAAGGTTATCTAGGCTACACCTTATATGAAAAAACTTCTAGTGGCTGGAGTCAAATAGATACTCTTAATCTCAATGATGGTACTGATTGGAGAAGTATTGTTAATACAATACGCCATTATTGGCTCAGTGCATGGCGTGATATAAATGCACCTTTAAAGTATACCACTAGATATAAGAGCACAGCTGAGGGAAGTCCAAAGATTCTCACAAGCACCGTGTATTATTCTGGAGGATTTGATATTGGAAGTGACGGTAACATAATTCAAAAAGGTCAATGGTCGTATACTGACCCTACAGCTACGCAAGCCAGTGCCACAGTTGCTGCTGAACCTGTTCCTCAAGGACCTGATATGTCACAACAACAGAGCGGACCTCCTCCATCTAGCACTATGCAACAAAGTGAACCTGCGCCAGCTGGTGATATGCAAGAGAGTGGACCGCCACCTGGTGATATGCAACAAAGCGGACCTGCACCAGCTGGTGATATGCAACAAAGCGGACCTCCACCTGGTGACATGCAACAAAGCGGACCGCCACCTGGTGAAATGCAACAAAGCGGACCGCCACCTGGTGACATGCAACAGATTGGACCTCCACCAGATAGTGGAATGTATCATAGTGGAATGTATCAAGATCATCCTCCTGAATATGACTGGGTCGAAGCCGAAGAATATCATCATGACTTTCCCGATTATCACGATGAAAACACACGACATGGAACAACTTTAGCTAGTCAATCCGGATCTTTAATCCATGCCGACAATTCCAATACAATGAATGAACAAGCTTACCACAGAGAGATAGAGCGAGCACATCATAGACCAGAACACAGTATGCCTTCTCATGGACTACATGATACTATTCCCGCGGGTCATCATCCTTCGGAACATACTGCTATGGAATCCTCTGCGCGTTATGCTTCTCTCAAGGAAATGTCTGACCATGTGAAAGATTATCATCACAATCAATCTGCACAACCGGTCAATCTCATATATCTTCAAAGATACACTAAACCTGATCCACAAGCCGTTCGTCCCTTGACGCCACTACTTCCTTCTAATCTAGGCGTTAATTTAACGATGACACATAACTTAAACGATTCTACGAGTCATCAGTTAAACAGAGGAATGTCAGTAATGCATCACGTAATGACACAATCTAACAGAAGGTAAACTTGTATATGACTCGCGTTGACTAGGTATCATTCACCATTACATTAAGAGAATATGGCGATGTATGAGTTAGTTAGTTAGTTAATTGTATGATACCTAACTCAAATCCAAATCCGAACCCAATCAAACATTTATTTCAATATATTCTATATTTTTTTAACTTGATAGAATATATACAACAATCTATTGACTGATGAACCGTAATACTCTACTCATAGCGTTGTTTTCTATTGTAATAGTTGCCTTCGTCTTGTATGCAACATCGTCTTACGGAAATGGTTCCTGTTCTCGTGAAGGCATGACTGATGCTATACATGCAAGTTATCACGCAAACGATGTGACAAGTGGCAGTCATCTCTCTACTCCTCCTCATCACGCGTCCCCTGCAGAGAGTCATGCTGCGTCTACTCATCATTCTGCTGGAACGCATCAAATGCTATCGCCTCACCAAGGTGTAGCTTCTTCTACTGCCGCCTCTGCTCCCGGTCATTCTCCTGCGAATACCACGGCATCTAGTTCATCCGATGTTATTAATGCTGAAAGTGTAGGCTCGGCCGACATTAACGTAAACGTCACCCATGAATTAGGAAGCGGTATGAGTGAAACCATTGACCGTGGAACCAGTATGCTTGAGAAAATAGCTAAGAACCGAGGTGGTAATGCATCGCTTTCCACGACATCTCACGTAAGTGACAGTTCTATTGATAACTATGACTACTTTAAAAAGAAAGGCATTCCCCTTCTTTACCATGGACCCAACAATTCCACCGCGAAGATTTTGATGCATAACAACAAGTATGCTATTTTGTTAACTAGTTCTACTGGAGAAACTACCTTGTTTACATTAAATAATTCCTCTTCAGGTTCTATTTCCACTGCGTCTATTTTCAACAACAATACCAGCGAACCAACCATTCCCGAAGAACTAGAAAATATCAGTTTCTACGACCAGTCAGGAAACGTCGCTAAGATTTTCCGAGCCGAGAACGGAGAGTATGTGATTCAAGTGGATCAAGTAAATGGTGTAGAAGTGATTTACACCACGAAAAATACATATACATACGACACCAACAACAGTCGCTCTTTTGAGATTGGAGAATCAATTGGAAACGAAAGCACTATCACGGAAGTTAATATGCAAGCCAGAGAACTAAATACCAATATCCATAACAACAATCTCAGTAGCGGAATACCTAGAAACATGATTCCCAAGGGAGACGAAGATCTTTACATATTGAAATCAGAAGTGGTGCCTCCAGTCTGTCCCCGCTGTCCTTCTGTATGCACTAAAGAAGTAAAGGAACAATGTCCTCCTTGTCCTGCATGCGCACGTTGTCCCGAAGGAAGCAATAACTTCACTTGTAAAAAAGTAGTAGATAACAGTGCTCCACGTAACGAACCCGTTGCTGAAATATCACCTGATAATGCCTACGATGACCAAAAAAATAACACAGATGATTACTCTAAATACAGACACAATACCAAGTTTTTGCCTGTTCCCGTAGTATCTAACTTCAGCAACTTTTGAGACTAAATATCTTGTTATCTTATTTTAACTTATCACTCAACGCCTACTTTATTGGATTTCCGTCCAAGCATGAAATGAAATATTCCTACCACCAAGGCACCAAATATTATGCATCCGCAACCTAAATCACTCATTTGTTTCACTATATAATGTTATCTATAGTTTTAGCATTATATAGTTTCAATTTACTAATTTCTTTTCGCATTTTTTGTCCATTTGAAACGTAGAACTCGCGTCGCTCTGTGGAACTATTTTTATAATACATTTGGACTTTTCTCCGGAATATAACGGTTCTGTGCATCCTTTCTCGCCTTTCTTTTCCTTGAGTTTCTCTCTGATTTGTTTCATGTTCCACACATCAGGTTTTTCAGTGGTACAACGTGCTCTAAAGTGCTCGTAGCGATTCTGGACATCGCAGAAAGAAAGGTTGGATTTCTTTTTGAGCATTTTGTTTATGAGTTCATGCAAATCGTATATGTATCTTGAAAAAGTATAACGGTTTTTCATTACTTCCATGGTAGGAGGTAAGGTCTTGAAGTTCTTCTTTAGGTTCTGGCGACAGTATTTGCACGGAAGAACGTATTGTAAACTACATATAAAGTCCCGATATTGTTTCTTTTCCTGAGGAGTAGGGTTGACAGGATAATTGAAACTTATGGTGTGTAGACTATGCCACAAGCTGGGTCCCCATACAGTCGTCAGCATACCATCCCCACTGTTAAATTGTGATTTAGAATATATTCTTTTTGTTTTGTTTTTTCTATTTTTGTTCTTTTTCAACGTTTGTGGCTTCCCTTTGCTCCTACTTTTATTCTTGTTTTTACCTTTCGTCTGAGTTTTATTTTTGGATTTTCTATCAGACTTGCGACTAGATATTTTTTTTCGGGTTCTTTTTCCTCCTTCAATGGTCATTTCTTCTTATATATAACATACAAATTAATTTACGCAAATGATATGCTAGTTGCGTAAATCATAAATTAATACAGTGCAATACAACTGGGTATTTTAAAGATATTCCTCTACTGTCCACCGCCTACGAGCGCATTTATTTTTTCTACGTTTCCCATACGTTTAGGTGGTATCGGTTTCGTAAACATTGTTTTCTTTTCGTTCGTTCTACGAACTTGCATAATGGTTTCATAGTATTCTTGGTCAGTGACATTGTCCAATAAATTCACTTCTTTGAGCGTTCCATCTGGCATTCTATAAAGCATTATACACTAAGTGATGAAGTGTAGCCCTAACAGTGACTTGTGATAACTAGCAGTTAACCTTTAATTACGTTTAATATAAAATATTTATACTACATATATATAATATAGCACCGCGTTAATATGTTGACAAGTGTTCTTGCTAAAATACGCGCAAACCCTATGTTTTTCGCACTTATGTTGATAACAATCGCAATTTTGATTGGCGCATCTATTTATGTGTTTCAAAGTATGAGACCCGACTTAATGACCAAACTTGAACCTGGAACAACCGGTTCTAACACAAGTTCCAGTGAGGCCGAAATCATTTTCTTTTACGCTAATTGGTGTCCTCATTGCAAAGCAGCAATGCCTCACTGGAAAGAAGTAAAGAAACAGTATGATGGTAAAACAATTAACGGGTATACCTTAGTATTTACCGAGGTTGACTGCAGTGAAGAAACACCCAAGGTTAAGAAACTTAATGACGAATACGATGTTGAAGGGTATCCTACTATTAAGCTAGTGAAAAACGGAGAGGTCATTGAATATGATGCCAAACCAACGAAAGAGACTCTAGAGAAGTTTATTAACTCTGTTCTATAAAAAGTTAATTAGTTAATCCGATAATTATATGCAATATGATGTTTGTATAGTGCAGACATCATATATTAACATTCGTGAAATCACAATCAGTAAATAGGCATCATATCACTTTGAAATGAGCGTGCACTTTCTGATCTTTGCACGTTAGTTTCGTTGTCTTCGGTTTGTTGTTCATTGTCGTCACTGACGTCTTCATCGTGTTCTATTTCTTGTTTGTTTTCTTGTAAAGAGGATTGCAAGTTGGTGCTTGAAATATCGCTTATAGAAGTATACGAACAATCAGATTCGTCTTCTAAGAATTCTTCGGCAGACGCTGCTCCTTCTGCGAGAAGAGATTTTCGCAATTCAATATCGTTAAATGTGTCTTGAATGTCTCCAATCGTGATACTTGGTATATGAATAGAAACGTAATTGGGTATGTTCTGTCTATTTTCTATATCTTTCACCCTCCCGAAAACATTTCTTACCATCTTGTATATGAGTTCCATAAGGTATTCAAATATAGTAGAATCGTTAGTTACGCATTTAGTAGTTGATTTTACTTCGGAACCTATACCCAATATCTCATTTTTGTCTGGACACATCTCTACACAATAATTGATGGGATAATTACAAATAACTCCTCCGTCTACATAACATTTTTCGTCAATAATTACAGGACTTACCATTACCGGATAAGCAGCAGACATATGAACTGCTTTAATTACTTGCAAATCAGGAAATGTTTCATGGGAAACCTGTGTTAGTTGGAAACTGTTTAGTTCCACAGTATAAACATACATTTTCACTTTAGTAATCTCGTAGAACTCTTTTAGAGTAATATCCAGTGATATATCTTTTGTATCAAAAAATGGCTTGACAAAGGTAACAAACATCTCTGAACTAAAGAACCCTTTCTTTAAAAATACGTCAAATATATTTGTCAGACTTACTTTAAACACATCTCCCCATGGCCTCTGGATAATGTACTCTACAATGGTTTCTATATCAAACTTTAATGCTAACAATACACCAATTATTGAACCAGCAGATACTGCATGTATTGATTCTATATCTTGCACGTTCCATATCTCACTGTCATGTAGTTTTTGAAGAGCGCCCAGAAGACGGATGGCGGCTGCACCTCCTCCAGGCAAAACTAAATGTTTGATTGGCATATATTTCATAGTGCATTACATTTAATATATTTTTTTCCTATAACAAGTTATGGATAACATCTTTACTCTTCACAAGTACGACGATGATAATGAAGTAGCGGAAAGCATAAATATTGACGATCTGTACGAAAGGAAGAGAGAACGCGACGTTGCGCAACTGAAGGTATTTAATCAGATGCTGAAACGTATACATACAAAAATTAAGGTGACATCTAGACAAAGAGGTGCCGAAAAACTTTGCTGGTTTGTAGTTCCAGAAGTGATGTTGGGTGTGCCTTCTTATGATCAAGGAACTTGTATTGGATACGTCATGGACAAGCTGAAAACAGATGGTTTCCGTGTACAATATTTTCATCCCAATACACTGATGATATCATGGGATCACTGGATTCCAAATTATGTCATTGAAGAAATAAAAGAAAAGACCGGGAAAATATACGATAATTACGGAAACGACTTGACCCCTACCCCACAAAATGATCAAGAAACAAATCAGAAATATAATATGCAGCCCGGAAATTATAGTGGAACGGCAGCGGGAGGTGAAATGTCCTCTAGAAATAACACAAACATAGTTTATAAAAATAAGGAAGGCGTTTTCCAACGGTCACGAAAACAAAGCGATAAAAAATATACACCCATAGATGATTACAAACCGAAAGGAACTATGATTTATGATGAAGAGCTCTTATTTGACATGAACAAACGCTACAAATAAGAATATTTAGCAGAACATAATAGAGGCGTTTACTTTCCCTCGTGTTTTATTATTTCATGTAACTTTTCTAGAAAGTTATATTGACTTATGGTAGTCTCCAGAATCTTCTTTTCTATAATCGCTTCGTATATGTGAACACCTTTTAAATAATCTTGTTCGCAAGACAAGTATAAATCAGCCACTAGTCTTTTTGTGTCTACGTGTATTTGTTGTAGTTGACTCATTGTAAGGTCCTCTCGGACTCTTACCATTCTCCGCATACCTGAGTTTATTTTATCGTATGTAAACAAACTATTTAGTATGTCAATGAGTTTCAATTGTCTCTCATTGACCTTCACAATCATCTTTCTTAGATTCTCAGCGTAAGATTCTAATAGCCCATTGGTCGAGCTTGTGTCTACCGAAGACGAACCTCCCTGCTGAATAGCAGGATTTTTGCACACAGATTTTTTTGAATAATTATTTAAGGGTATATCGCCAAATCGTTTAATGGATTCAGGCACTTCGTCTTTTCCCGTGAACGTTTTATAAAAAAGTTGCAAGTCTCGCTTATATTGCTCTTGGGTATTGTTTTGAATGCCTAAAAATTGTCCAGATTCTTCGTCATAATCTGAATCGCAATATAGTTCGTACAGTTCAGGAACTCCGTGTTGATCTTGTAGTTTATTTGCGTCTGCGACACATATACTACTTTCTCCGTTTCTCTCTGTGAGACTGTTTATACGAGATCCACAAAAGCTTAGCTTGGATAACGAAAATTCTTCTCCGAACGGTATATCTTGTTTTGTTTCTACGTTTTTTGTGGACGTTTCGCCTTTTTCGTTAGTATATTCATACTCGGGGTTAATCGCCATAACAATAGATGCGAATATCTTACCTATTTTCACGTAGTAATCACTTAGAATCTTACATTTATCCTCTTCTTTAGTTATATCTATGCGCCCTCGTATCTTTTCATATTTATCTAGTATATCTTCACTACGAACTTCTTTTGAAATAGCTTCACTAGTAAGACTGGATAGATGTTTACATTGGGAATCGTCTTGGGTAGATTTTAAGCTTTGTATGTTCATAGAAAGAATATAATATGCTACAACAAAGTCTAAGGATGACTTATCATGTGTGTATTTTTTTGCACCGCCTCGTTGTTCGTTTGAGTTGATTATTTTAGAAACGCTTGCTCCCATATTGGATGATATCACACGTTACGTATATAGAATACGTTCAGATATTTATATTTGTATTAAATTACATTAATTGTTCTTTGACGACAATCATAAAATATAAAATATAAATTGAATGATTCTCGTTTAAATATGAAATAATTATCCCCGTAGTAAAGTAGTACCTATGCCAAAGTATACAAGTAAAAAGAATAAGGGCAACTTATCTTCTCAGGATAAAGCCAAGCTTTGGAATGTATTTGATTTGGAAGTGAGTGATACCAAAGAAAATACAGGGACTTTAGAATGTATATATAGAGAATGCGGAGATAGAGAACAATGTGACCAATGTGCAGCATCTTTGGCGTTTTCAGATGAGGGGTTCTTAACTTGCACAAACTCAAAATGTGGTATTATATATAAAGATACTACCGATCAAAGTGCTGAATGGAGATATTATGGTGCTGATGATAATCAAAGCGGAGATCCTACTCGTTGTGGAATGCCAATCAACCCTTTACTTAAAGAATCCTCATATGGATGCAAAGTATTGTGTAATGGAAATACCAGCTATGAAATGCGAAAGATTCGTAGATATACAGAGTGGCAGTCTATGCCATATAAAGAGAAGTCACAATACGACGAGTTCCAGATTATTTATACAATGGCTCATAATGCAGGAATGCCAAAAATGATTATTGACGACGCTATGCGTTATCATAAAAAGATATCAGAGTATTATCAAACATTTCGTGGGGAGAACAGAGATAGTATTCTAGGAGGATCTATATACATATCATGTCGTATCAACAATAATCCACGAACACCCAAAGAGATAGCATCTATCTTTCATTTAGATGTTCAGAACGCTACTAGGGGTTGCAAAAACGTTCAGCAAATAATCAACGTGATTGAGAAAGATATGTCCACTGAAGAAAAGACAGTGTTTAACAAGACCACACCTGACGATTTCATAGAAAGATATTGTAGTCGGTTAAACATGAACGCGGAACTTACGAAATTATGTCATTTCATCAGCATCAAAGTAGAACGCGACGGTCTCATGCCAGAAAACACACCTCATTCCATAGCTGCAGGAATTATTTACTTTATTATTCAGCTTTGTGGACTTACCATATCAAAAAGAGATGTTCGTGCAGTGAGTGAAATAAGTGAAGTGACCATCGGGAAATGTCATAAAAAGATTGAGAAACACAAAGACATATTAGTTCCCAAAGCTATTATTAGTAAGTATTGTAAGTCATAAACTATCTAAACAAAATCAACTTATTGTATTATGTTGTATACAACTTGTTTATAGGTAATATATAAATATAGATATAGACGTATCTATATTTTTAGTGTATTGACCGTGAAAAATTTATGAGTAAGCATGCAACTACTGTATTTGCATTATATAGGGCCAAAATGCGGATAGCAAGAAATATGGGATACGTTTATGGAAACTGGAAACAAAAAAAGATTTGCAAATCTAACAAACTAGAACGTAGACTTTCTATGAAGAACGTTATTAACGATTCGTCTCGTGGTGAATTGCTTGGAAATAATATTCGTTATCACTATAAAGTAGGAGTCAATAATTATGATATATGTGAAATAAACAAAAACATAAATGATGGGTTTTATTGGTTGCGAAAACTAAATGCGGTGTATAGCAGATACTTAGAAACCCCCTACTCTAGAAAATACTTAAAAAGACGCATAGACACTTTCAACATTTTTCAGTAGCAAATACTTTATTTTCATTAAAGTATTTGCAGAATCAACAATTTATAACCTAAATTACAGCTATTACTCAACTGTCACTACCTTGGCTAGATTTTTAGGTATGTCTGGATTTATGCCTTTTTTCACTGCCAGTTTGTATGCCAATACTTGCACGGGAATAATATTTAATACAGACTGGAACGTTTTGTTTTTAGGAATACATATTTGCTTGACACAACCAGCAAATGTTTTTCGTGAGTTAGACGATTCATCTTCATCGTCACTTTCTTCAGCTTTGTTATGTAAAACAATAACAGATGCGCCTCTCGACAACACTTCTTGATATGCGTTTTGATTTTTAAAAAAATGTTCGTCATTTGGTGCGAAAAGTATAACTGGAAATCCTTCTGTCAACAAAGCAAATGGACCATGTTTCAATGCAGAAGAAGAATACCCTTCTGTATGCACGTATGCAACTTCTTTTATTTTCAATGCTCCTTCTTTCGCAGTTGCCTCGCCTGTTCCTTTTCCAAGTAAAAAGCAGCTGGGTTTATTCGTGAATATGTCTAAAACTGCATCATCTACTGAGTCCATAGCAGTTTCTAGTGTTTTTTCAATGTCAAAACTTAAGTTGTGGATGTCGCCAATATACTCTTCTCGCAAGACAGGTTGAATCTCTTTTTGTTGTGCGATCCATATAGCGATCATGGTAAGAACCACCGTTTGTGAAGTAAATGATTTAGTAGATGCTACAGCGACTTCTGTTCCTGCATTTAAGTATACGCCACAATTCACTTCACGTGCAATAAGTGAATCTACAACGTTGACAACTCCTACTGTAAAAACGTTTTTCTGTTTAGCTATGGAAATACACCTATGTAAGTCTTTGGTTTCACCTGATTGTGATATAAAAATAGCAATCGTGGTTCCTAGTTTAGGTATATCCTTCTCCGTGAATTCTGCTCCGTCAAACAAAACAACACAGTTTAGTTCACAAAGAGTCTTAAAATGTTGCATTGCAATCATACCAGAATGATAAGAAGTTCCGCATCCGAGAAGAATAATATTGTCTACTTTTTTGAAAGTCTCAATATAGTCGTGTAATCCCCCTAGTCTAACACTTGATCTGTTCAGCACCCGTCCTCCCATGCTAATAGCATTTTTTGCAGATATTGCTTGCTCGTGAATCTCGCGAATTGTCCAATGCGAATATGGTTCTGGTGAGTCTCGTATTAGTTGTTTATTGGCTTGTTTCATAGTGTAAGTCTGTGATGTTTTAATAGACAACTCGTTTCCATCGCTGTCATAGTTCAACACACATACATCGTTGCTTTTCAAGATAAAGTAAGTGTTTAATCTATTACCAAACCCAGATTGTTCTGATGCAACAATTATTTCTCTATCTGTTTTTCCAATAAGTAATGGACTTCCATGACGCACACAAAACAATGTTTCGGGCAAATGTTTATAGTGAATCACTAAACCCCATGATCCACTCATCATTTCTTGTGTTTTTCCGATAATTTGTGCAATTTGTTGTACCACAGATTTATCATTGGTTGATAGTTCTTGACAATGTTGCCAGTAAACATATGATAGTAAATTGCATACGATTTCTGTATCAGTTTCACTTTTAAATGTGTATCCTTCGTCTAACAACATTTTTTGCAGTTCTTTGTAATTTTCAATAATACCATTATGAACAATAGTAAATAAATCGTCACTGCTTGTATGAGGATGTGAGTTAAGATCTGTTTTTGCACCATGTGTAGCCCAACGTGTATGTCCAAAACCAACTTTGCTGGTGGTATGAGTTGTAAGTGTATCTTCCAAACATTCTAAAGCTGTTTTATTATCTGTAGATGCATACTTAGTTGTATTTCTAGATATGGTTTTATCTCCCGATTCCGAGACAATTTTACTAACGCTAAATAATCCAGCAGAATCGTATCCTCTATTTTGCATGTATTTTAATCCTGTAAAAAGTATCTGCGCACATGATGCTTGGTTAACGCATAGACAAGCAATAATTCCGCACATATGTAGTGAGTTAATCAAAAATATATGTATAGTTAGTGTTTACATAATTGTTTCACTAATTATACTCATTATACACATTGTTTATCATTTATGCCAGGTGTGTGTAAATTATATATGGGGGTCGTCTATTAATACAAAGTTATTGATGAAATCTGTTCGCTCACCGGGAGTCATCAATCCCCACAAATATCTGCAATGACGCACTCTTGGTTCGTGTGTCATATCCATAACATGATAATAGATATCTAATCCATACCTATTTTTATATTTGATGTTTCGTCTGATAATATCACCCAGCATGTTAGATTGCACTTCGTGGACATTTAGATAATTATTACAGTAAAATATAATCCGATTCAGAAACGAACCGATATCTTGATCCACAGGAGAAATATAATTTCTAGCCAGAGCAAAATCAGATTCAAATGTTTTAATGTCCTGCAGAAGAGGTGTGGGTTTAGGACAGTGTGTGTACGGGAACACATGCCGATGAAGAATATCTTCTGGGATTCGTTGATACAACGACCTGTATGTATCGTCAATTGTCATTGTTTTAATAAATAATGCCACGAGTTTACGTGTATGTATTCATATACTGAGATGTGTTTATATACTATATAAAATCATTATTAATATGGAGAATAAGATAGAACCGAGAAATTGTTGTGTATGATAGAATATAGAATGACAACTATTGAACCGAAAACGGCATGGGCACATAGGAAAACAGTTCCTATTATACTGGCAGGTGGCTTGGGAAAACGTATGAACTCATCTGTTCCCAAGGTTCTTCATGAAATAATGGGACAGCCTATGTTAATACGGATTATCGATACGGTTCTGGAAACTGCCCCTGAAAAAATCATTATTGTGGTGGGGAAGTTTCGAGAATTAATAGGCGAGAACATTTATTCTAGGTATCCACACATGAAAGATAAGTTTGTGTTAGTAGATCAAATAAATCCACAGGGAACGGGCCATGCTCTTCAATGTGCACTAAATGAAATTAAAAAACATCAGCACACCAATTTTGTTGTATTATCTGGCGACGTTCCTCTAATTACCGAATCTCTTATTTCCGAAATGTCAAGTAAAAGCGACGTGGACGCAGCACTAGCAGTTATGGACATTGAGTATCCTTGTGGTTATGGTCGTATTATTATGGAAAATGGAACATTTTCTAAGATTGTTGAAGAGAAAGATTGCAGTGTTAGTGAGAAGAAAATAACTCTTGTGAATTGTGGACTATACATGTTTTCTACTGAATGTTTATGTAAATATTTACCTCTTCTTAGTAACAAAAATGCTCAAAAAGAGTATTACTTAACAGATTTATTTGGTATGATGATTGACGCCGAAAAACACGTTATTTCTGTAGTAAATTTACCTGTTCATCAGCAATATCAGTTACAAGGTGTAAACACACCAGAGCAATTAAAACAGTTAGAGTCTATGTACATACGTAACAAGGAAATGGTTTAATAGATAAAGTATATTATAGAACAATATAGTACAATATAGTATATACACATGCCTATGACAAAACAACGAAAATATCTAAATTCAAACTTAAACAGTTGCGCATCATTACATACTATAAGCAAGACGCCAGATCCAAAATTCGCCACTATTGAGGGATCATATATTTCTATGAAACCGTATGCTGTCAATTGGAGTAAGCATATGGAAAGAAATGAAAGGAGACGACAAAAGCAAGTAGACATATTTTATCGCACAGGGAGGCCTATTTTCAAAATAACTAAGGATAATCAACACTTAAGAAGGTTTAGTAATCCGTTGTATTATACAGACCGACCCATCTGGTCGTAATATGTATAATTCAGAGAATAACTGGTTCTAATTTCTTTCACCATGTCATGACAGACGTATCTTACAACTACCATGACATTTCCAGTATTTCCTCTACATTAAAATCAATCACACTGACTAAAGTAAAAAGAGAATGGGATACTATTGCGTCTTTAACTAACGAGCAGCTAGAAGCGTTGAATGGACGAAGTAAGGTGGGATGCGATATGGTAGACTACTATTTTTTCACAGAACGACTTGTTACTGTTGGTAAGAAAGGTATTAATTTTTTTGATTTTTTGCGAGACATTGACTACTACAAAACCAAACATTATATTCAGACCCTTCTCTCTTTCTGTGAAAAAAATAACCGATATACAGACAGTTTGGTAAAACGGTATTATTATATATACGGGTTGTGCTTTGGACGAATAAACGCGTTTAAAATTACAAATGCGGTTAAAATATATAAGATGTATCCTTGCAGTAAAATATTGGATCCTTTCTGTGGATTCGGAGGACGATTATTTGGTGCGATGATTGCCTCCAAAGAATACCGAGGATTTGATAAAAACAAGCACCTTCAAGAAAAGTATGAACATATACGCGAAGATTTTTCAGATAGATGCGTTGCGCCGTTTTCCATTGATATTGTAGATTGTTTAGATATTGATTACGAAAAGTTATCGTTAGATTATCCATATGATATGGTGTTTACTTCTCCTCCCTATAAGAATATTGAAATATATAGATGTAGCAGTAAAAAATCAGACGACGAGTGGTCGGAATTTTACACTAGCTTATTTACAAAAGTTTGGAAAGGTCTTGTTGAGAACGGATACTTTATCATTAATATAAACGAAGAAGTATATTTGGAATCACTCATTCCCTTGTTTGGAGAATGTAGAGAGAAAATCTTATTAACAAAAACAAAGAAAAATAGTTATGATGAGTATATCTACGTGTGGATAAAGAATTCGTAGTAACGGTTTAAATATTGTATTGTATCTTTGTAGATAGATAATTAACTACACACTGCGCAAATGTTTCAATACAAATATGACTATTCTATCGTTATGGGTTACTATAATCGCAAGATACAAACTGTTCGCACTCTAGATAAGTTTAAGGAATTGTATTGTATATCAGACAAATGTAAATATAATTTTGAAGTTGTTATTGTAGATGATAATAGTACAACTCCACATGATCTTACTGAAATTGTTAGGGGATATACGTTTCCCATAAAATACATTAAAATATCTGCAGAAGAAAAGGGGGATAGATTGAATCCTTGTAGTGTATACAACAGAGGGTTTCGGGAAGCAGAAGGAAAAATAGTGATGATTCAAAATCCGGAATGTATTCATATGAACGACTTGCTAGTGTATTTATCAACAAACCTCACTGAAAATGATTACTTTGCGTTTTCGTGTTATAACTGCACAAGTGAGGAGCTCACACAAGAACTCCTTAACGACAATACCAAAATCAACGATATGGATTACAATAAACGAAACAGGATATGTTGGTATAATCATCCTCAGGCTAGACCAGTGCATTATCATTTTTGCGCTGCAATGTTCAATGATAACTTGAAAATGCTTGGAGGATTTGATGAGGAGTTTGCAAAGGGTGCTTGGTTTGATGACAATGAAATACTTTTGTCTATTGCAAATAACTTGAGACTTAATATTCGCACGCTTGATCCAAACGAAGCAGGAATCGTGGTTCATCAGTGGCATGCACGCGATGCCGAATCTAAAATTACAAAGAAGCAACATGAAGCACTTATTGACAAAAATCGCAAAATATTTGATAGTTATGTTGCATACCATAAGTTATACGATTTTAGGTATCCTAAGCTTCTTCACTTATACTGGGACGGTTCCAATTTTTCATACCTGAATCTTCTCACGGTTTTGTCTTTTAAACGTTACCATAAATGTTGGAAGATAAATGTGTTTTGCCCTTTGAATCCTACCAAGGGTCAATCATGGAAAACCGACGAGCAAAAGGAAGCGTATACAGGCCCCAATTATTTTGACGAACTCAAAAAGTTGACTAACGTAAATATTCACTACATTGATTTCAATAACATTCCGTTTTCAAAAAAGGACGCTTCTGAAGTGATAAAAAGTGATTATTTCCGATTGTATATTTTAAACAAGTATGGTGGTCTATGGAGCGATTTTGATATTATTTACACGAACAACGTGGAAAAGTATCACGTGGAAAGACGTCCTGGTCCCAAAGAGAAACGGATGATTATTTACAGATACCATTGGCCCGAGGCAAATAGATATGTTATTCCAATCGGATTATTTTTATGTCACAAAAACAACAGCATTTTGACTGTTATCTTAAACAATATTGAACAGTTCTACAATCCAGACCAATACCAGTGTTTGGGTTGTCAGATGTTCCAGTTTATTTTCAATAAAGAAAATTACGCGAAGGCCAAGCCTATTCTTATGAATATGAAAATTGCTGAGTTGGGAATGGAAGATGCATACTGTTATCTACCAATGAAATGGAACGAGTTAGACAAGATGTATCAAGATACGTCAGTAAAGGCAATCTCAATGGAAACGAGCCCTAGTGTTTTTGGAGTGCATTGGTTCAACGGTGCAGCAGATGCGAAAAAATACTGTAATCAGCTTGATTTACAAGAGATCAAGCAACGCCCTCCGCAATGTTTAATTGATGAACTTGTTCAAAAATATGTGTGTTGAAATTATTTATAAAAATGTAATATTGTAGAGATACATGATTATAAAATATGAACGTGCTTATTAGCTGTCATAATGATTAATAAAATAATATAAAACAACAGGATGATATCAAGTATAGTATCATGTTGTTTTTTACACTAGCGACTATTTTTTTCACCTATGTTATGAGTCAGAACAATAAGTTTATGCCAGTAGACACTCTTGATTTATCCATGTATTCTGGACGATGGTATGAAGTATACCAAGATACATTTGATATGTCATTTCAAGGAGAAGGTACATCATGTGCTGTAGCTGATTATATGATGACGACAAATAATATTACTGTGGTAAACAGTCAGTTCAACAAGTATAATAGAGTAGAACAAATCAGTGGATACGCTTATTATGAGCCTGGAAACAGTGGCGGAGACTTATCTGTATCTTTACAGGGTGTCCCTGGAGGAGATAAACCTTACTGGGTGATTAGTTTGGGACCTGTTGTTAACAAACAGTATCAATATTCCATTGTGTCTGATCCTAAGAGATTATCATTGTTTGTTCTCACCAGAGATGTTGAGACATTTTATAAAGATTACGATAAGCAAGTTCTTGATATACTAGCTGATTTTGGGTATACAAAATACATAAACAAACCTTTGCCAATGTCCCAGGAAGGATGTGATTATACACGATTTGACAAGTTTGTGCACGAGACGTTCAAGGGAGTTGATTGCGGAACTTGTGGAACTGCTTATCAAACTTGCTGCATTGGGTTTGCAGTTGATGGATATCCTTGTGATTGTCATTTGCAAGAAGATGGAACAGGGAAGGCTGGTTCTAATTGTGGAGACTGCGGAACTGGTTATGCTGCGTGTTGTATCGGATATGCTGCTGATGGGTATCCTTGTCAATGCGATGTCATGTAATATACACTATTGTAAAATGAATATCATAGAATAACACAATCAATCAAACAATAAATGAATCGCGTTAATCCATATAAATAGTATTATCTTACTTTTTATATGGCACGAATATTTGTAGTTGGCTCTACCGGAATGCTGGGGAGATATATAGCAAGTTACTTAGCTAAGTTGGGTCATAATATAGTATGTATTACCCGAGCAGACGTAGATGCCTCAGTGGCAACATATAGTTCTCTCTTTGAGGTTTTTAAAAAGTATTCTATAAAGGTATCAGATGAAAACATCGTGATTAATTGTGTAGGAATCATTCCTCAATCTAAATCTGTAAACGATACATCATCTCGTTCTTATTTTAGAATTAATTCATTGTTTCCCAATATGCTTTCAGTAGTGTGTAAAGATTACAATATGCAATACATCCATATTACCACAGACTGTGTTTTCTCCGGGAAAGGAGGAGGAAAATATACCGAAGAATCCATACATGACGAAACAAACGACTATGGCGTATCTAAGTCACTTGGAGAATTATGTATGAATGCTACAATTATCAGAACATCTATCATAGGCGAAGAAACTAGAAACAAGTATTCTCTTCTTGAATGGGTAAAAAGTAAGAAAGGTGCGTGCGTAAATGGATACAACAATCACTTATGGAATGGTGTTACTTGTCTTCAATTATCTAAAATAATTAGTCAAATGATAGAAGAGAAAACATTCTGGTATGGTATACGTCACATATTTTCACCCACACACGTGTCTAAGTATGAACTAGTAAACATGATCAGCGACATATATAACCTCAACATCACAGTCAATAAACATGATACAGAAGAATCAATAGATAAAACACTTGATACGAAATACGACACATGTAAATTATTAAATATACCAGAACTTCATTCTCAATTGATAGAACTACAACAATATAGAGATTGAATGACAATAGAGTGTATCAGATAGTAAGAAAATGTCTGCTATTTCCGAAAATTCTTCTTCGCGTAAAAAAACAATTATGACTGTTTCGGGTATTCGTCCTGACTTTATTCGTATGTCGGAAATATTCAAGAAATTAGATTCAGCAGAGTGGTGTGAACATATCCTCGTTCATACGGGTCAGCATTACGACGATTTGCTATCTGGAGTGTTTTTTAAAGAGCTTGATATTAGAAAACCAGACTACATTTTAGACACAGGCAAACAGAGTGGCGGAACACATTATCATCAGCTTGGATACCTTTCTGTTGCCATAATGGAACTTATTCAAGTAAACAACTTGCATCCAGATATCATTCTATTTCTGGGAGACTCCAATACCGTTTGTGCGGCACTTCCCTTGCGTAAAGAGGGATATATTATCGGTCACATTGAGGCTGGCATGAGATCGTTTGATAAGAGAATGTTAGAGGAAATTAACCGAACGACATGTGACCACTGTAGTCACATTCATTTTGTATACCATCCCGAATACAAAAGGTTTTTGGAGAATGAGAATGTGAGCGATAGCGTGCATGTAGTTGGAAACACTATTGTAGAAGTGTGTCGTCCTTTCGTTCCGGAATCAGGTGTTGAAAAACGCAAAGATATGATTCTACTGGATATTCATCGTCCAGAGAATTTCAAGTATAAGGAACGTATGGAGAATATTTTGAAGTATGCAAATCAATGCATTGAGAATTACGGAGTTCCCATCAAAATGCTTGATTTTGGGCGCACCACGCGTTGCATAAATGAGTATGAACTAGAGTTAGGAAAAGTGGAAATGGTGAGTTTAATGGCATATAAAGAGTATTTAGATACGGTATTTCACTGTAAATTTATCATATCAGACAGTGGAACGGCACAAGAGGAACCAGCTATGTTTGATACACCAGTTGTGGTTCCTCGCGATTTCACGGAACGTCCACAGTCGGTTGCTGCAAACTGCAGTTTTATGTTGGATGTGAATAGAGACTCCAAGATACATTTTCAGGAATCTTGGCACTGGATAGATAAAGTGGATAACGGACAAATAAAAATGGATGTCTCGTGGCTTGGAGAAGGGGAAACTAGTTCATTGGTTATGTCTCACTTACAAAAATTTCTTTTCACTCAATAAATGCATGGTTGCAGAACATCTTACGCTTTTAATTATATAGATAACCACATCGTGATTATCTATATACTATAAACTATTTATGCAGTAATTCTATAAACATCCTTGTATTTATCGGGGTCGCATCTCATCATACGTATTTTATCTTTCTCAGGATCTTCTGGATCTTCAGGTCGTTTTACGAAAAAAGCCTTTTGTTTTTTGTTTAAATCTGTGTAATTTTCACTGACGTAAGACAAAGTCAAAAACAAACGCTTTTCGCCGTCTTTACATACTACCGGATTGGGATTCCCGTGCCAAGCATAATCATTACATTCAAAAATCACAAACGTATTGAACTGTGGTAAGATTTTGTCCATACACTTAAATATTTTGGCATCATTATTACTTGCATTTTCACCTTTCCACATCTCAAGGTGTCCACCGTTTTCCTCCTTCCAATCTTTACTTAGATATATGCCTACTGTGACTTGCTTTTTTTGTTTTGTTTTTGGATGTATTCCAGCATCTACATGGATATCTAAGTTGTCTCCATGATCATACTTGTGAATACCCCACCAGTTCTTGGTGGAATCGTTGAGGATTTCTGTGCCAGTAATAGAAGAAAGGTAGTCCAGCATTTCTTGACTAGTAAGTTTCTCAAATATTTTGTTGCAGTAAACTGGCAGGCTATTTTTGTCGCGCAGAGTATATTTATGTTCCAACGGATTTTCATATCTATCCCAAGCTTCGTCAGGTATTTGCAAGATCTCCTCTTGCAATTTTTTAGCGAATGTATCTGACAACACATTTTCTATCTTCATATACGGAAACGGTGTCACCTTAGAAAACTTTTCGCGAGTGAGTTGTTGTGTTCCATTAAACACTTCAAACTCGTTAAGACTTATTAGATTCAAAGAATACAAATACTGACGCAGTTCAAACTTAGTTAATGGATTAATTTTACTATTGTAGTCTTGCACTTCACAATTAGAAATTGTGTGTTTGTAAGGAGGCTTGATAAACATATAACCGGTTTCTTCCTCACGCATCAATCGCAAAGACTGTGTCTCGTTAATTAAAGATTCTAACATCTTTTCTCCGGCACGCAACGGTATTTTCATGATGGGTTTTCCGTAATGCTCGGAAAATATTTCAATAAGATCTTTTATCTTACAAGACACTAACTTGGGAATCACAATATCTCCGCTTTCACCGTCAGCGATAGCTTTCTCAATGAGTTCTACGCTTTGCTCAAGAGTCATAACAAATCTAGTCATTCGGTCGTCGGTAAGCTTAAAATGAGTAACTTCAGGGTTTTGTCCCATTTCATGCAACATCGGAATAATGCTTCCTCGCGAATTAAGCACGTTTCCATAACGAACAGAGACAAACTTGATGTCCGGAACATACTTGGATTTTTCTACAAAAAGCGATTCAGAAATGGCTTTGGACATTCCGTAAATGTTAACAGGACTACACGCTTTATCAGTGCTAATGAAACAAACGCATTCCAGTTGAGTTAAATCATTTTTGAAGTTTTCAATAATGTTTACCAAGTTTTGAGGACCGTTTATGTTAGTGTTGAGACACTCGTTACTTTCATACTCACATTTGTCTATGTGTTTCATAGCTGCAGCATTGATAATCAAATGAAAATTGTGACGCAGAACAGTCTGTTGCATTTTCTTTTCGTCACATACATTTCCAATAATAAACTTGAGGTTTTTGTGATTATTGTATTGTAATTGCATAGTCCAGTGTTTACACTCGTCTCGTGAGTAAACATAAATTTCATTTCTTTCCAAATGTTTCTTTATGAACGCGTTTCCAAGGGAACCGGAGCCGCCTATGAGAAGAATCTTTTTTCCTTGCATTGGTAGTCAGTACATTATATCTAGAATATGTATTTATACTTGTATCTTTGTTATTATTCATATCTATTAACTTTCACTGATAGTTGTTGTAAAATATACTATATACAATGTAACAAATATAAACATATATACAGGGTTAAACTATAGGCAATGCCCGCTCTTGAATCTTCTATTTTCAATGCCATACAATGTGACCTCACCCAATATTCTAATTTCGTTGAGACGGGAACGTTTCTTGGAGAGACTATCTACAGCGTTGAACCATTTTTTAACAAATTGTATACTATTGAAGTAAAGGAAGAGTTTTACCGAAATCATATAGAAAAATATAAGGGTGATAAGATCAAGTTTTATTTGGGAGATAGTGGAAAGGTCCTTGGAGACATTATTCCTGAAATTAGCGGGAAAACAATTTTCTTTTTAGATGGACATTATAGCGCAGGAATAACTGGAACTGGTGAAAAACACGTTCCGTTATATGAGGAACTCACACATATTATGACTCTTTTTAAGGAAGATGCAGTCATTATCATTGACGATTTAACCATGTTTGGACGAGGACCAAATACCACTGGCACAAGTTGTGATTGGGAAGATATTAGTATCAAAGGTGTCATAAATCTAGTAACCCCTAGACTTACAAATAGATATACACTTCCTAGTTCTCAAGCTAAAAACGATAGACTTATTCTTCACTTAAAGGCACTAGATTAATTAGTATACATATTCCACAAATGACATTAAAGCTTTCCCCGGAAAGGTTTGATTTCATGGCGAAATTATTATATGTATACCAATACGACAAGCAATACAAAACCACCTTTTTTACAGAACTTTATGAAGGTCATATGCAAACATTCAATGGGTGCAAAGAAGCTCCTGATTCCACTGTATTTGGATGCGGAGTGACTAAGAATGACATTCAAGATTTCTTTGACGCGTTTCATTCTCTCCTTGACGATATGAAGAAAAACGGGTTTCGTTCTGACTATGCCATTCCTATAGGAACGGACGGTCTTTTAGAGAACGGGACGCATAGAATGATTGCGGCATATTATTACAATATAGAACCAAAAATCATGCAAGTAGACCATCCTGGACAACGATACGACTATATGTTTTTCTTAAACAGAAGAGGATTTCCAGCTATAGAGAGAATATACGCAGACACAATGGCACTAGAATATGTCAACCATGAACCGAATACGCGATGTATGATACTTTACCCCTGCGCCTACCATTTGCAATCAATTAATATGGTATTTAATATCGTTAAAAAATACGGTTACATTTACTACCACAAAGAAGTAACTTTGAATAGCATTGGACTTAACAATCTGATAAAGGAACTTTATAGAGGTGAGGAATGGATAGGGGGTCATTTTCCCACTACGGGAGCGTATGGAAAATACAAGTTAGCGTGTACTTCTACCAACCCGATTGTTTACATTTCCATTGTTATGAAAGATGTCTCTCAATGCATTGAGATGAAAGAAGAGTGTAGAAAGATATACAATAAAGGAAAGCATTCTCTCCATGTAAGCGATTTCACAGAAGACACGTTTCGTATCAGTTCTGCACTCCTGAACGAGAACTCCGTGCATTTTCTCAATAACTGCAAATCTAATATGGTAGCTAATAACTCAAAGAACCTTTCAACTGATACAAAAGAGAAACTCCTTACTTATTTTCGTGAAAATTCATCCCAGAAAAGAGATTGCTGTTTGAGTGGAGATATAGTAAAAGAACTGTATGGAATAACGGTTTCTGAACGAGGAAAAATGCACTATATTGATAGAAATTCAGATGATTCTGAAAAAGATAGCAAACATCCCGACGATATCATTTACAATCCACGAAACCATTTTTATTTTAACGGATACAAGTTTCAAACCATGGATAATAACAATTAATTATTTAGTATAAATAATATATTAATGTGTTAACGTATTAATATATTAGTAATAGTATCCTATCCAAGTATTAGCTTAAATACAAAGTAATAGTAATAATATAGATGGCAAGTTTTGAGCAAGAATCTTCCAGTACCACTTCTACTCCTACTGACGAAGTAGCTGAATACAAGACAACGTATGACGATAAGGAATATTTTATTTATAGGTCACCGGATTACAACGATGCTAAGCCCAAACCACCTTTTCATAACGACAAGAAGATGATGAAAGTAATGTTGAATATATTGGACACGAAAGTAGAGTGTTTCGTGGAGACTGGTTCGTTTATGGGAAAGACGATTTATTTCGTAGGAAAGAACTTTCCTAAGCTTGCATGTTACTCATGTGAACTTGAACCTGATTACTACAAAATCGCCAGTGCTGAAGTCAAGGATTTACCCAATGTCAAACTAGAGTGTGTTCCGTCACCCCATGCGGTCTACAACATTCATAAAAACTTTGATTCTGAGATTTATGACAAAAAGTGTCTTTTCTGGCTAGATGCACACTGGAAGACGGATCCCTTGTATGCTGAACTTCTTTACATTACTAAGAACTACAAGAATTTCATTATTTTCGTTGATGATTTTACTGTTCCTGGCGACGATGGATTTTGGTCGGATGGGTATGATATTCCAAAAATAAAGAGGTTTATTTATAAGAAAGACACCCTCAAGTATTATATGCCCAACTATAGTTCCAGTGATGAAGCATGCAAGGACAACGCTTGTGGTTACATTATCATTACAAATATGGATTTTGAGACGTTTGATAACGTGAAGGAAATCACTATTTAAATAATTTTAAACAATATATCAATTCGTAGTTAACTAATATTTTTTATGAGAATATTAGTTAAAAGTTACTAGGTAAGAGTTATAGATTACATGAAAGGAGTGGTTATTGTATGGCCATCGCATGTAGATGAATTTAAAGGTACTATTGAAAAAGAATTACGAGACGCCGGGATTGCAATCAATCTGAGAGAAAGCATAAATGTAAACACAATATTTGTGAAAAATCTATTACTGGAGATTCATTACGGTAAAGTATGGTGGGATGAACATATTGAACAAGAATACCTTAAACGTGTTGTCTCTGGAAAATCAACACAGGAACTATTGTATTTTGTTATTGAACACAAGCAACTGGATACGATGGTAAAACCTTTTAAGAAAAGCATCCGTGAAAAGTATAATTTAGACAAGTCTTATTTTCATATGTCTGACCCAGATTGTTATAAGCATTTAGGAATGAACTGTGACTGTAAATGCGACGAGGAAACATTTACGCGCGAAACATTGAAACATATAGATTTGCTTACACATCCCAACACAGTGCATTTTTTAAATAATGCCAAGTATTGTCCACATTATGATTTCTATAAGTTTTTCAAAATCTATAAATCCACGCTTGATTCACAGAGTCTTGTAAATCGCAACTGTTTATGTATTGATAATGGAGGCGTTTTAGCAGCATACGGAATACGCGATACACATGATCTAGATTTTTTAAATACATACAATGACGTAATGTGTTTCAATAATGATGACGTAGGTTGCGAAAACATAAATCATCGTCTAGAGTATAAGCGTTTAGGATACGATATTGAGGATATTGTGAACGATGGAAATAATTACTTTTATCATTTTGGCGAAAAGTTTATGGCTCTTCGGATACTAAAAGAATTCAAACAAAATCGCACACATACCATAGGCACAGGTCATAAACAAATACGAAAGAAAGATATTAATGATTACGAATCTATTAAAAATATTGTATAATTTTAGTGAATCACTATTGATTGTTCACGTATAAAGTATAAACATATTGTCTGTGATACATATATTATAGAATGGAGGAGTCACCATCAGAAACAACCGTTACAAAATACGCAGATTCTCCATATAGAAGAATACCAAAAGAACTATTACTTGACTACACTATGAACGGTAAAATGAAATTATGTGATATGTGGTTTGACGAAAGCAATAAGCCTGTCGTAGAATGGACAAAGGAATATGTTGACGAGTATATTCAACGCTTTACGTCTGATAACGTGAGAAAAGATTTACAGGGGAAAACCACATATGGTAACCCATGTTGTGTTTGGTTACTAGATTCATTTGAAAAATATGATATACGCGATAAGCGCGTAGCTGTCGTTGGTTCATTACATCCTTGGATTGAAGCTATGTTAATTAACATGGGTAATAAAGTCACCACTATTGAATACAATGTGCACGAAACACATTATGGTGATACACTATCTTGCAAAGACTACTTTGAATATTTTGAGAACTTTCAGGACCAACCGTTTGATGCTATAGTTACTTATTCTAGTGTTGAACACAGTGGTTTGGGAAGATATGGCGATCCTCTTGATCCTAATGGCGACATAAAAACAATGGAGGTTATATACAATAATATGAAACCAGGTGGAGTATTGGTATGGGGTGCCCCTGTTGGACAAGATATGCTAGTATGGAATTCACATAGAATATACGGAGAAAACCGACTTTCCGTTATGTTTGAAAAGTTTAATATAGTGGATTATTTTGGTCCATATACTCTAAAGACATTACTCAAAGATATGCCTGTTAGTAAAGAAAGTTTTCTTCAGCCTGTAATTGTCGCAAAAAAGCAATAATGTGTATTTGACAAATATACTACTTATATGATAATTAGTATATTTACTTTATAGAAAAACTTATACAGTCTTCTTTGACAACATATATCCTTCTTTTCTTTCAAACTCCAAATCGGCTAAGTCATATTTTCCTTCCAACTCTAGCAGAGGAAACACTTCAAAACCATTAGACTGCATAATACCTATATTGTCTACTTTTGCACGATTAAAGTTGTTATTGGATAACATGTATCCTCCTTTGATAATGTTCTTTGCTGCCCATCTTTGTCCGTGCTCCTTAAGTTTGGGCGTAGTTGCATAGTTTCCAAGATCATTGTGACAAAAAGCAATATCCAACTTGTCGTCGTCTCCGAGTTTTGTGCAGTCTACACATTTTACATTAGGGTGGTTCTTTGGGTTATGTAAGTCATAACCAATAACACGGTCGTAACCGAAAAACTTACATAGTTTATCGAACGCCACACAGTTGTGAGTCCCCATAACTAGGATTTTTCCTTCCTTGGGTAGATCATCTAGTTTCGTAACAATTTTATCGTAGAACTTATTTACATAATAATCGTCACCTCCCTGAAACCAACTGTCATGTTCTGGGTTATTGAACCAGTAGTCATAAGAATAATGTTCGCTTTCGCTAGGTACGTTTGTTGTTTCTTGAGTCATAGCGGGTTCGGAACTCATACCGTTATCTAATATATACCAATCCGTTTAAATAGTTATTTATCCTTTTTAATGGTATTGTCTACCACATTCCAAACATTATATCTGTTTAAAATCATTTCGCGAGCAAGCTCCATAGCCTTAATTTGTTTGGTCGTGATTGGCGTGTTGATAATTCTGTCTAGCTGATCAAAACAGTCTGGGGAAGTAATGTCTAGCCAGTAGTAGCAATTCTTGGGAAAGTATTTGTGAATATTAGGACAGCCATAGTAGATAGGGATTGTCCATGCTAAAATACAATCTGTGAATTTTTCAGAGAAATAGTTAGGCATACATGAATTCTCAATAGCTATGGAATAAGAGTATTTATCCAGACCATTCCATTTAGTCGTATTTGGAAGAAGGTTTTCCACATGATCACATGTACCTAAGTTAAAACCGCCAAAAACTCCCTTGTATAAATCCCCAAGGTCATCTTTTTTCCAACCATATCCATAAATATCTACTTTTCCACGAAACCTATCTTGTCTTGACAGCTTCTTTATGAAATCAATACGTGTTTTATAGAGACCTGTACCGTTATCATAACTAGATGTAATAGTAGAACATGTGTTTGTTTTTAAAGGAAGTTGAAAGCTTATTAGATCGTCATATGTCTTCTCAATACACATAATAGATGACCAACAGTGAAAAAATGTGGCATAAGTAAAATTATACTTGAAATTAAATTGCATATATACTGGATTCCTATTTTCAGGTTCGCGAGGAATACAGATAACTTTGTTTGGATTAAAATTGGCAACTTCGTTTATTTGTTTAGGATGGATGTCGTCAATAATAATAAGCCAGTCTGCTTTTTTAATATCCGTGACTGCAATGATATTTCCACATTCTCCAGAAGAATTTTTCGTAAGAGGTCGGTATTTATCGTCTAAGAAATGAACTGGATCGGGATCCCATGAACAACAGAAAAATACTTTTATCATCTTTATTAGTAAAGGCTATATATTTAATATACTTTTCTTCACTGAATAATTGTATGTTTGTGATTATATAACTTGCAATATTTACAATTAAAGGTAATGATGTTTTATAATATAGAGTATAATGGCTGATTTTTCACAATTAGAAATATATGATGAACTAGAAGATATGTCGTTATTGCGTAATAAAAGTACAGATTCTTATTATGTGCATATGAAAAATACAAATAAATTAATTGATAGACCTAGCTTAATAGAAAATGCTTGTCAACGATATGATATGGGAGATAGACACGTTTGTGGTTACACTTGCCCGGTTAGTCATTACAACAGCATAAAAAATAACATTAAGATTCAAGAATATATTCATAATCATCTATCGATTAAATTAAAGCTAAAAGAGTTTATTACAGTTCATTGGTCGTTTGCAGACAATGAAAAAACTCGTGTATATCCTGATAGTATGATGATAGGTGAGAGTCCATGGGTAACTTATCTGAAAACAGGTGATACATCAGGATTAGAAGACTTTTTTTATGCATGTAGAAAAACAGGAAGTTTTCCAGAAGACTATTGGTATGATTTCAAATTGTTTGATAAACTAATAGAAAGTATCAAACAAAAGGGATATGACATTACGTATGGAAATAATACAGATAAAAATAACGATTTCACAAAAGATTATGAAATAAAAGGTGGGAACGGTCCTGTCGTAGTATCAAGAAATGGATTTATAGCAGACGGACAACATAGGATGGCAGCTTTGTATTATATATATGGACCTGATTATGAAGTAGAACTTGTTCCGTATATAGAGAATAATAAATGCGATTACACGAGATTTATATTAAAAAGTAGCATTCCTCCTCCTATAAAATGCAGTAACGGAGATCCACAGACTCCTTGTATATTGCCGCTTCAGAAAACATTTTACATATATGTAAGATCTGGATTAAACAATAAACTTATTCCATTATTGAGTTTACTAAGAATAGCAAGAAAGGAAAACGCAATTATAAAATGTTATTGGGGGGAAGATGCATATGCTCATGCTACTCTTACATTTTTTCAAGAAATGTTTCTTCCTATTGAAAGGATAGAGTTTATATCAAAAAAACAATTTATCAAAGCATTTTTTAACAAAAATAATTCAATATACAACAAAGAAGCGTCTGATCGAGATAGAAACGAAATCATTTACGACCCAACTAGAACAATAGAAGGAGACTCTGTATTTTACAAGATTGTTCATTGTATAAGTTATAAAGACGATGCCATCGTAGGTAAGTACGTTCCTTACCCAAAAGTAAAGTTTTCATCATCTTCATTCATAGATGAATTACGAGATGTTTTCAAAGATTTACGTTTACATACGACTCTAGATGAAGGCATTCAAAACACGATTGATGTTATTCTAAGTAAAGAATATGTTGTAGGTATTCACCTACGAAGCACTGACGGTGGATTTACAGATGTTCCCAAGAATGATATTATTCAGTTTATTGATAACCTTTTTATAGAACATCCAAACTATAATGTTTATATTTCTTGTGACACGTTTGAGATGGAAAAAAAGATACGTGATAAGTTTGGCGACAAAATACTTTTTCATGGTTGTGTTAACGGATATGTTATCGGAAACACATATGAAGACAAGTTTAATCGTTTTACGCTTGGAACATATAACGCTGCTTGTGAGATGTTTTTGTTATCTAAATGCAATGAGTTTTACGGAACACCTGGTAGTTCATTTTCGTTTACAACGTGGTTACTAAGAGATGAAAAAGAAATGAAGTATTGGTGTGACAATCCATGGAAATAAAATGTAGTAATTTATAGTATATCATTTATTTGCAAATGAATATAATTGCAAATAAATTATTTAAGGTATAAAATTACTAAGTAGATTATATTACATGTTGTAAATATCTAACTTGCTTAAATCTTTACAAGTTCCACTACTTTCTTGGTCTGGATTATCGTCGGAAATTTTTTCAAACAATTCTAGACCGCGAGCAGCTTGTTCGGGAGTCATATACATATTCCATCCCATAGACTTGATAGGGTCATCCTTGTATAACATATAATTGACACCGTCCTCAGAGATAGTTCGACCCTCGTATCTCACTGTGCGAAACCAGTCGTATGCCTCTTTATCATCCGTCAAAATCATTCCTCCTTTTCCGATAGGAATGTGTTTTCGGATATGGAAAGACAAGCAGTGGTATGTTCCTGGAGTATACATTCCACGCTTCATTCTTACTGCACCATCATACACTGGATAAGGTTTCAACTGGTATGCTCCCGACCATTCTCTATCTTCAAACTCTACCTCGCAACCAGCGTGCATAATAGTGCAAGGAACAGAAATCCACGTCTTAGAGGGAATAGTTACTTTTCCCGTCGCCTTCAAGTATTTCAAACATAAAAACAATCCATCGGTGCAATTGTCTACTGTAACCGCATACTTGCTACCGGCATACTCTGCCATACGCTGTTCAAATAAATGCACTACTCCCCAAGCATCAGAAACGTTGTATTTCGTCATAACACTATTGAACAATTCCTTTTCCTTGTCCCATATGTCGCGCGCAGTATACACTTTTTCGGCTTTTTGAGTTGAAGATGAGGATGCAAACATACGTTTATAGTATCCTCCCTCTACATATCTCGTTTGGGTGCTTGCCGATTCCTTAGCGTAGTTGTTATCATACATATTAAGAGGCAGCACTCTGAAGTCAAAACTTACGCGTGTCTTGCCAGTTTTATTGATTTCGTTGTTGTGATCGCACATATTACCGTTGAAACAAATAACTTCTCCCGCAGACAACTCTATCTTTTTCATTTCTCCAAATCTAGGCATGGTCTCTACATTCACAGTGTTTGTATCAAACATATCCGTGACACCCATAATAAAGTTGATTTCTCCGATAGGATGTTTATGAAGTGCATCGGAATCATGATGTTGACACACAATAGCCACATTGTTAGGTAACATAACACGAAACGTGGGAAATTTTTGCACCATTGCTTCACTCAAACCCAGAAAAGGAAGGACTTCGTTCTGGATCAAACGGTCATATTCTGTCTGGATATCCCATCCTTCATCCAAGCGCTTATAAAAGCGTTTATGGAACTCAGTATTACTGTCTTTACCTACTTCTGTAAAGACATTATATTGGTTTTGTTGAGTGGTATGTAACTGATTCAGTTCCACACCAAACAACTCGGTAATCATTTCCACAAACTTGTATTGTTTCGTATCAAAATCAAGCTTACATAAATGTTTCTTTCCGTATACCATTTCGCGTGAAAAATCAAAGTCCTTAGCCATTCTCTTCTATAATATATACGCTAGGGTAACTTTATATTCTATATTGTGGAGTTACTAAATTACCAAAGATTAAACGAACGAATGAATAAACTATGTTTCTCTTGCGAAAGTTAACGATGGATGTTCATGGTTTTGATATACTTTGTGCGAGCTGCCATATTTGTAGTGTTCACCCAATGCTTAGGCAGTTCACGCACAAAGTGTCCGTATTGAGTGTCCTTCGTGATTTCAAACTTTGTCGCAACTTCTTGACCACCCATAGGTTCATATTGATAAACGAGTGGAACGCGCATAGCGTAAGCATTAATGTATGGTTGCACATGTGCTAAGGCCATATCGTATCCCCTGTTTCTGTAAAAGTCTTCACACATACATTTCTGAAGTGTGATAAGACCCATTACTGAACACACCATAAACCCGTGAGTAGACAACATGTTTTTCACACGCACAATATCCGGATACCCGTCAACTTCCGAACAACATACTGTTCCTGGCGATCCCGCTTCTGCATCAGTCATTCCCCAGCAACTGAGACCTGTATAAAGCAAATCCGCGTCGTCAGGTATATCTATTTCTTCAGGAAAATCGCGGTATTTTTTTATATCGTCTTCAATTAACATAAAAGGTTGAAACGGTTTAGTTCTGTCTTGATTTACAGTGGCAATATCCATCATCCGACTAAATCCCGTGGACCCAGACTGTTCTTTTCCTATTCCAATATTAATAGATACAGGCGTTACTTCAGTCAACTTATAGTCGCGAAACTCTTCATTTATGTGAGCCTTTCGCTTTTCGTTCTTGCATGTGAGAAAATAGTAGTTTAATTCACTGAACCGTATTTTCATTATATAAATATACTATGCATAAGTATTTATATAGTGTATAATGGAATTTCATTGTTCAGTTAGAACCCATATCTTAGATAATCTCACTTTCAAACATATCGTCAATCAACTGATCTAACGAATACTCGCGCTTCCATCCAAGCTCACTTTCCGCTTTGTTTGCTGATCCTAATAACAAATCTACCTCACACGGACGAAAATATTTCTTGGATATTTGAATCACGGGTTTTTCTGTGTCTTTGTCTATTCCCACCTCGTTCACACCTTCTCCTTTCCAAAGAATAATCTTGTTATGTCTCTTAAAACATAATTCAATAAAATGACGAACGCTGCAAGTATATCCGGTGGCCAAGACGTAGTCATCTGGTTTGTCTTTCTGAAGCATTAACCACATTCCACGCACATAGTCCTTGGCATGACCCCAGTCACGCTGACTATCAATATTTCCCAGTGTAAGAATAAAATCACCACTACCTGCTTTTTCCTGTTCCAGTAGTTTCTTTATACCATTGACTATTTTCATCGTTACGAAGTTCGCTCCACGACGAGGAGATTCGTGGTTGAATAATATACCGTTACACGCAAACATTCCATATCCATCTCTGTAATTTTTCACTAGAAAATGACTATACACTTTGGCGCACGCATAGGGAGATTGTGGATTGAAAGGCGTGGTTTCACACTGAGGTGTCTCAAGGACCTTTCCAAACATCTCACTTGTTCCTGCTTGGTAAAATCTTATTTTCTTTTGTGTTTCCTCAGGAAACGTTCTGATTGCTTCCAAAAGTTTAAGAGTACCGATACCGTCCACTAAGGAAGTATACTCTGGAATCTCAAAAGATATTTGCACATGACTCTGTGCGGCTAAATTATATATTTCAAATACTGAAAATCCCTCATTTTGCATAGCTATTCTACAAATGTAATTTGTTAACGACGCTCCATCTGTCAAATCGCCATACTCCAAATGGATTTTGTCGCGAATGTGTTCTATTCGTTTATTGTTGTAAAGTAAAGAGGTCCTTCTGACGAACCCATATACTTTGTATCCTTTCTCTAGAAGAAGCTCTGACAAATAAGAACCATCTTGCCCAGTAATTCCAGTTATAAATGCGAGTTTAGAGGGATGCGACATAATATATACACACTTCAAATACCTCTATATGTTTTGATCTATAATTATCTTATTTATATGTATACTACAAACTCATTTATATGGTAAACACTCAGTATATTCAACGAAATTATTTAAGAAAGCCAGAACAACATCTTGTAAAAAAAGAACCGCAACAAGAAAAGCCAACAGACGAAGAGAGAGAAGATGCTATTTCTAAGTTTGAACGGCAACGAAGTATCATCAATCTCCAGTCTGAGTTCCCAAAATCCGAAAACATCCCCAAATATTCTCTCGGGGTCGTTATTTATGTGTTAATATTCATATGTATCATACCTTACATAATGTATAAAGAACAGGTACGAGACGAATATTTATTGGCATATGTTGCCAATGTAGACATGTTGGCGACTGTGCTCGGATACAATGGTGGACCTGGGTTTAATATATGGAGATATCTTTACAACCCAAACAATGCTTCGTTATTTGGATTTTTTAGTACCACATTTATAAATTATACGGCTCTGTTGGGCGCAACTTTATTGGTAGCACTGACAACACATCAAAAGAATAGTTGGTATTATGGTTGGTCTGGTGCATTTATTTTCTTACTACTTACTTATTTATTACCTGGAAATTTCATCGTGCTTTTCCAAAATCGTATGGAAGAATATTTGGAAAATAATTTTAACATAGACGAGTCTTTTGGTCTTATCCGATATTTAATAATAGTAACTGTTGGTCTTATCTTTTGTGTTACTATTATACTCGTAGAGGCACTTGTTATCGCTGCTACAAGACCTCATATCATAAAATTACTTAAACAAATACACCGAAAACTTGGATATTATTAGTCAGAGTAAACAACAATAATTTATGTTTCAATACAAAGATTAAATGTTGAATTATAATAGATCGTTTGTTCGCTCGTTAATTAATTCAACACTTAATGACGGCTTTCTTCACAAAACTATTTAGATTTGTGATATCTATGTCTTCCAAATATAACATAGACAGTAGTCATGATCTTTCGCACAGTCTTGCCGTGTTGAACTTTGCAAACAAAATATACGAAAAAGAACAATATATATTTCCACCTTTGAAACACCAAGAAAAAGTTGTATACAGTGCTGCTGTTTTACACGATATGTGTGACAAAAAATATGTAGACCCTGAAATAGGAAAATCGGAAATAGAAAACCTTCTCGGGTCTGCGGGGATGTTACCTATTGAGAGGCGTGCAGTTATTGATATTGTAGATACTATGTCATACAGCAAAGTGATTACTTCTGGCTTTCCGTATCACGGCGAATATCAACGCGCCTATCACATAGTTCGCGAAGCTGATTTATTAGCAGGATACGATTTTGATAGATGTATGGTATACAAAATGCAAAAAAATGGTCTGGGTGATTTGAGTATAGCGTTTGAAGACGCAGAAAACTTATTTCATGAACGGGTATTTAAACACGAAGTGAGAAAACTGTTTACCACCGATTATGCCCAAGAAATGCACCCTATTCTCATGAAAGATGCGCAAATACGGATAGAATCTTGGCGTAACATTCTTGGACGAACGAAACGATTACCAAAGTAGGGTATTGACGGTCTTATTTAGTATGTATGGTATAATTCAATAATTAATATATCTAGATAATATATATTAATTATCATTTATGAGTTCTAATAACGCTTCTGATCCTTTTGGCCAGTTTGTAGATGTTGATTCCGAATTAGGAACCTTTGACCCTGCGAGAGACGATGAATTATCAAAAGGACAACAACAAGAACAACTAGCAAAAGTACAAAAAGCAACAGCAGAAAATGAAGAAAAACAAAAACAACTAAAAAAAGCACAACAACAAGCAGTATTAACTACAGTTCGATCGCCAGGGAGTGAGTCACATGCAGAAGAGTCAACGACTTCAAGTACTAGTAATGTGTCTAGTATAACCCAATCAGTTGTTGATAAGGCTACACGCGAGTTAAATACTAGCTTAGATGCATATAGAAAGGCTATTGAAGAACGTGTTAATAAGACAGACGCTGTTATTAAAAAAATAGAACAGATAAACAACGAGACAATCCAGCAACCTACTAATGACAATGAACAAGGTAATGAAATGAACGATGAAGAAGATGTTGACCTTTCTTATATTGACGGAATTATATTAGAAACTGTGAATGATTTATTCGCTTCACAAGATACTAATTTACAGAGTATTAATGAACAAAATAGAAATATACCTAGTAGCAGTGACGATGAATTAGTTACAAACATGAATAAATTTATTGGCACTCTAGTTGATAACTTATATGTTGATCCAAATAACGCAAGAGCTTATGTATTATACGACGATTTGCTTTTGCCACCACCAAATACAGGGCTTCGCGTACCGTTTAATACTGGATTATTTGCTGGAGAAGATGATATTATAGTGTCTCAAGGTGAAGACTATCCTTCTGGAGCTATGAATATTGCTCAGGATGCTGCGCCTGCTGCTGAGGCTACTGTTGCTGAGGCTACTGTTGCTGCGACTACTGCTGCTGCGGTTGCAGCTAATAATCCGTTTCCACGTAATGAGTCTTATGGGACCTATGACAGCAGGGGAGCACAGGGAGACGAAGAGTATGGAAATGACGAGGATGACCAATCTGCAGATAGTAGTACGTTGGGAGGTAGTGGTCACAGTGTGACATCTGGGAAATCAAAAAAAAGATCAAGAGGATTATATTCATCAACAGGTCAACATACTGGAATTGGAACTGCAAGTGAATTGTCAAGCGAAGGTGACAGCTCACCTTCTGGTAAACCTAATAAAAAACCGGTTCCCGCTCTTACGCTGACTACGTCTCCGCTTCGACAAATCACAGGAAAAAAAGGCAGAGAGCAAGCAGCTACTTCTTCTGGTACCGCAACTTTAATGTCTCTTTCTATTCAAAAAGGACGTATACAGACCGTCAACTCTACGGGTCATGTAGCTTCGTTCCTTCACGAAACTAAAACAACGAGTAAAGAGGTGTCAGTAGTCTCATCTGTCGGTCTTACTGCAGCCACAGGAGAAAGTGAATATAGTCAAGGATTTATAAATGAGCTTCTGAAATCCACTAATAATATGTTATCCAACGATCCAAAGGCGTCACTTACGTACATACTAACTAGAATCTTGGGACAATCACAAATCGCCAAGATCGGGGCAAAGAATATGCGCGATTTTATGGCCGGATATCTCACAACAGAAGGACAAATTGCTGCTGTTTGGGGAAAAAATTTGGCGGATTCAGTAAAAAACGAACTATGTTATCAGTGCGGGCAACGAATTAAACGAGGATTCAGTCCTGACATGGAGCATTTGATTCCAAATAATTATTTGTATACCATTGTTCCCAATATAGAGGATATCGGTATTTGGAACGATAATGTGTTAAAAGAAATCTATGTAGATGGAACCACCAATACCTTGAACGTGTATAAAGATATGTGGTTACCTTTCATACAAAAACGCACAAATCTGTCATTATTACAAACAGCTTATAATAATATTAATACGCGTGATGTAACTATCAGTATTGATGACACACTAAATAATTTATTAGAATTATTTAAAGAACAAGGTATTAAAGATTATCTCAGGACTAATAGTCAAATCAAACCTAATATTCAAGGTAGTGAGGGTCTTTTAAATAGAGTAATGCAGTTTATAGGTCAAAACTATTTAACTCCAACTTTCTTCCCGGTATTGAAATGCTACCTTATTGAATTCAAGTATTCTCACAGTTTCTGTAACCAAATGAAGTTTTCTCTTTTATTTTGTACTCCTGTGCAACCTTCTCAAATTTCTCAAACCAATCCAGCACCATATACTATCAACGATGAACTTATAACAAATTATGCAGAGTGTATGAATGCAACGTTGGAGTGTCTAGACTTAGACAACCAAACAAATACAACGAACTCGGTAAGTATCGCAAATATGACCTCTCTAGAAAGTTTCAGTACTTACTGGAATGGACAACCCAATATAAACACCTTTCAACATTTATTTGAAGGAACTGGAACTAACCCTAATCTCTACCGAATAAATAATAACGCAGGTCGCGTATCGCTTGTTTTCGGACAAAATGGAAGCACCATCAAAGGGCGTTCCGCCAAGGATGTTTATCGGGGGCAAGGTGGAGGTAATCTACGTCAAGACATTTATGCGGCTACTGGTATAGACCAACAAGCACTTTTATCTAATTCTACTAACCGAGTAATTTATTTTACAAGGTTAATGCAACGACAAGTAACTGCTTTTCTCAATTCATTAGCTAGCTACAGGTATGTTGCACCTGTTGCTAATGAACAAATATTAGATATAGGATACAAAAAACTAACAAGTCGCCGAATTGTGTATAAACGAAAACAGTTGCCGAGCATATATAAGACCATCATTTCTAACTTAAAGCATTTCAACACTTTGATTCAAGTAAATAAAAGATTCATAAGTAAAATGACATTTGGTGAAAGTATACAGAAAGAAAATAAAACTAGAACAGACAACCAGCATTATTTTGGTAAGTGCGCGAAGATCGTTTCTACAGTGAAGGCGTTGTTATTTAATATTAATACGCAAAATATACGCACTAATTTATATGAAACCACATTTTCTTATAAAGATGGCGCTGGACTTCGTCAATCATTTGCAAAGCTCATTTATGATAATTGTATAGATACAGATACAATAAATAGGATAGAGTTCGAAGAGTATCACCGTCAGATATGTTTAAACCATTTGAATCTAAATAGTGTGAGATTCATTCAGTATAGACAGCAAGAAATTACAGCTGACGAGAACGGAAATATTGTCACTAACTATTCAAACGAAAATAAACAGATACAAGGTGAAGACGTTACAACTATATTTTACAATGAAATGACAGCTAAAATCCAATATTTGAGAAATAAGCATGATGGTATCCCTAGAAAAAGTCGGGGGTATGAAAAGAATATGTTGGAAATAATCACTAATATGTATCTAGACTACATTTGCGAAAATCAAATATACATATCTGCGACCAAAAGTCAAGCGAGTATCTTTCAAATAGATAATGAACAATCAACAAAATATAGAAACATATACATTGAGGAATCCACGCGCGAAATTGAAGTTACTGATGAGGTTGAGATAACTAAAGAACCTATAATAACAGTAGACTCAGAGACTGAAGAGGGAAAAGAAGAGCCTCAAACCAGTGAGATTATTAATATCCGAGGTCTCACATTTAATCCGTTTGTATATAGGGTTTTGTGTACATTTGTTCAGAAGTTTTCAGAGACAAGCAACCAGACTGTTGGTACAGTAGATCAGATTACCTATAACGAAATAAAACGAATTGTCATAAGAGGTTCAAATCTAGTAGAAAAATTCGTAGATGGAGGCAGCTTTACTAACTTAGTTGACGACCAGAATATATTTCCACAAGAAACAATAACTCTTATAGATAATATACTCCACTCAATAAATGAGACGATTGGTAATGTATCTCAAGGTTCAGGCTCTTCTTCTTCCTCTTCCTCCTCTTCCTCTTCTGTCTCTAATCAACCTGTAAGTCCTGAATTAACTTACTTTTTGAAGGATTATTACAATAACAATTCGAATACAAATAGCGATGAAGGATTATTGTGTTATAGACACCTTGTTAGATTTTGGGACAGTGTGTATCCTATTGTTTTCCAAACACAGTTATCATTGCAGCAGCAGGCACAGCAGCAGCAGCAGACAATGGATATAACTGGCGGAGGAATGCACACTATGGATGATTTTTCAGAAGACGACGAAGAAGATGAGTTGATGGAATTTGACCTTGAAGAGATTCCAGAAAATACAGACGACGTTGAGAGTGTTCGTATAAATGAAAATATTGGCGGGTCAGAACGTCATTCTCGTCGCCGCAAGAAATATCATATTCATAAAAACTCTATACGCGCAAGAAACAAGATGAGAAAAAGTCGCCGACTTGGCGGATCTCGTAAGTTTCGGGTAACGAAACATAAGAAACATACTCGTCGTATGCGCCATCATCAGTGAATACTGTATATGAATATTACACATAACATGAATCATAAATATGATATCATTCATCACGTAAAAAATAACAACTTATTGTAGTTATTTTTTACTTTACAGTTAACAATGAATAATTACATACCAAATAGTAACAACTTATAGTGAATCAACACTTGTTGTTTTGTTTGCAGATATTCTCGCAGAGCGACGAACAGGAGGTGCAACAGATTTACTTTTATTTTGTTCGCGCGTCTTTCTTGCTTTTTCGCGTCTAGCGGAAAGTCTCTGTTTCTCTTCCTCTTGTTGCATAAGATCAAGCTCTCTGGATACAGCGTGTCTTATTACATTCAAAGTATACAACCTATAGTTGTATTCATACTCAATACGCTTACACTCGGCATCCCACTCATCCATACGATCTGGGAAATAAGTGTTTTTTACATGATAGTTCTTATGTTTATTGAGCTTCTCGGTTCGTTCTTGCCACACACTCTTCTCTGCGTTAGAGACGACCTCCACTTTCTTCATTGTATACTTAATCTGAGACATGTTGGTTGATTGGTTGGTTGTTAAGATGATGTCTTATGTTAATTGATTATCACTGCCTGGAACTGTTTGGAAAAACGGCATTCAATTTATTTTAAACCATGTTCTCAATATCCTTTTATATTGATAATGGGGCGAAGCTGTTTCACTATTTCCACACTGTCTCCAATAACACTGGAAATAAAATCAGGATCTTTATATGCACTAGGCAACTCATCTAATGTTTCTTTACAAATACACGATGAAAACACATCTTTCATCTGGTCTTTATATTGTCGCATAGTAAACGCCGCACGAGCATCACGACGAGACATGATTCTACCACATCCGTGCGCACTAGAATAATTCCATTCAGGATTACCTTTACCTCGACAAATCAATATTCCGTCGCGCATGTTCAATGAGATAATACACAACTCACCCTCTTCCGCACTGATAGCTCCCTTACGCAAAATCATTCTGTCAAAATCAATGTAATTGTGTACCGACTCAATGACGTTCTTTCTATGGAACTCGCACCCTAACTCAGTGCAAATCATATCTAGAATGACCGCGCGGTTCATTGAAGCGAACTCTTGGGCGAACACCATATCTATTAAATACTCCACCAGTTCCTCGTTTTGGAGATAATTGTTCAGGAAATTCTTTTTGTCGTATTCCCTATTATTCTTGATTTTATCCTGATGGTAAAAACATATCGCTTGACCCATATGGCGCGAACCGCAATGCACAGTCAAGTAACAGTTACCGTTCTCTTCCCGGTTAAACTCAATGTAATGATTGCCTCCACCGAGAGTCCCCATAGATTTCAAGTAATTGCTTGAGCTCACATTGGATTTTGCACGTTGAATCAAGGCCTTATAGTAATTTTCACTGAACTTGAAATCGCCGAAGGGATAATCCGGAAACATCGGTTTCATTTTCTCAAGACGACGATTACATTGGTGGTAAATAGCGTTCATCATATCATCAGTAACAACCGGAACTCGGTGATTGCGTTCGCCCATAGGAATCAGTTCCTTGACCCTAGCGTCTATTTTCTCGTATTGTTTTTCCTTGAGAACCTTTTTCAAGTTAATGCACGAAATGCCGCATCCAATATCCCCACCTACAATTTGCGGAATGACTTTATCGTGGATTAAACTGGTCATTCCTACACAGCAGTAGGAGCTAGAATGACAGTCTGGCATTATGCGTATATTGTTGAACACTGGACTCTTAGACATTTCCGTCGCCAGTCCATACGTTTCTTCATCTATGTCTCCCGGAGGAAGATGTATTACCGTATTCTCTGCAACTGTCGTGTTCATATTATAAATTAAGTTTAGTAGTATTTCAATTATTTATTTATACCGTTTCAATAAATAAATAAGGTTGATAAACGACAAGTTCTTACTCTGAAAACGCCCTGGACTTGTTTTTTCTTTGTTTGGGTTGTGTGGGTGAGTTAGGATTACTAAACACTTCCATATACCTGGATTGAATATCCGCATACTTACGAGCGTTCTTTATTGAGAAAGTAGAAGCATGTGTTGTTGTAAAACAAGGCGTAGAACGTAATCTGGAGTTTAGTTCGTATGGAGGATTAAATCCGCGATACACCGGAACAGAGATGGTGTTAGAACGGGGTTTAGACGTTATTTCTGTGTTCATACAGGGATATGCAAATATAACAACGAGGATCTATGATGTATTATGATGATATAATAAAACCTAATAAATATTCATCAAAATCAAAATTAAAAAGCGTCATCTAAATCAAACACTGTAGCGTCACGGGTTTTTTCAGCTAATGCATAGTCAGAAACTCTGCTTTCAAAAAAGTTTGTTTTACTTTCTAGCGATATCATTTCCATAAATTCAAACGGGTTGCGCGCGTTGTAGATTTTATCACATCCCATCTGCACAGACAATCTGTCCGCCACAAATCTAATGTAAGTAGTCATAGATTCGGCATTCATTCCAATAAGTCTACACGGCAACGCAGAACAAATAAACTCAATCTCAATATCTACGGCTTCTTTGATAATCTGATGAATACGCTTTGTGTCTAACGGAGTGCCTAGTTTACTATACAAAAGAACTGCAAACTCAGTATGCAATGCCTCGTCGCGAGAAATAAACTCATTAGAAAAAGTGAGACCTGGCATCAAACCGCGCTTTTTGAGCCAATAAATACTGCAAAATGCTCCGGAAAAAAAGATGCCTTCTACACAAGCAAAAGCAATGAGACGAGTAGCGAAATCACTTTTCTTGTCATGAATCCATCTGATAGCCCATTCGGCTTTTCTCTGAATACAACGAAAATTATCAAGAGCTTTAAACAGACGAGTTTTCTCGGTGTCGTCTTTTACATAGCTGTCTATAAGTAGACTGTAAGTCTCTGAATGGATATTTTCCATAGCTATTTGAAATCCGTAGAAGGCACGAGCTTCCGCTAATTGCACTTCTTCCATGAATCTACCCGCCAAATTCTCTAGAACGATTCCGTCACTCGCAGCGAAAAACGCAAGTATCATTTTTATGAAGTGTTTCTCATCACTGTTTAGCTTTGCCCAATCTTCCATATCGCGGGAAAGATCGATCTCCTCGGCGCGCCAAAAACAATCGACCTGTTTTTTATACATTTTCCAGATGTCATTGTCTTTTATGGGGAACATAACATATCTATCTGTGCTCTCAGTAAGCAGCGAGGAGGTAGGCGTAGGCGTCGAGTTTGATGAAACAGACATATACTACTTAATTATATAATTTTATATCCATTTTATTTACATTTAATATACGATTTTGTATACTTGTTACCATATATCGTTTAATGATGTAAAATGTTTATACACATTTTACAGCATAACGTAACTTCGTATTTTTGTTTATGGAATACTCTTGTCTCAATATATACAAACATACAATATGAATCTAGAAAACGTCAAGAACATGGAGATAGATCTAGCCAAACGTGACAAAAAACTGGCTAATCTAGAAGCACAAATGTATGCCAAACGATTTCTACTTATCCAAAAACGCCGTGCTCTAGCTAATGCAGTCAAACAAAATAATTTTTTGGAAGAGGTAAAGAAAGATTATGACGCGTATCATAAACATATCGTGGAACAGCGCCAAGAACAAATCAATGCCATGGAATATATAAACAATTATATTACAGAAATATCCAATGAAGGAACATTGAGCGATGAAAAAATAAATGAAACCAAGATTCAACAGGAGTGGATATTAAGCGAGTTACGAAAAATCAAAAGCGAACTTGATGAAATTATCAATGCTTAAATTTTCGTGTGTACATAGTATATACGAATGAGTACAGCAGAAGTCAAACAACAGTTTCAGATTACCAGAGACGGACTACGCACTCTCAAGGAGAAAAATACCGGTGCGCGTCAAGCCATGGAAAGTGGCGACCAGGCTATCCGAAACGAAATAAACTTGATTAACGAAAAGATCTCGCAAGTGAAAGCCCTTGTTGCACGAAGTAACGAGATTGATTCTGCATTAAAGTTTAAGGAAGACGAAGTTAAGAATCTTCAGAAAGAACTTGAAGAAACTAAGGCTGAGTTCACTACTACTCGTGGAGAAAAAGAGGCTCTTGAAAATAGTATTAAAGAGAAAGAAGACGAAATTGCCCGCATCAATGCTTTGATGGCTGCTAATCTTGAAGAAAGTCGCGCAAAAGACGCAAACATTGAGAAACTTCAAGGTGAGATAAT